CCACTTACTTTTGACTCGAAAAGGTTCAAGATATTATTTACCAACATTTGGTACAAGACTTTATGAATTTTTGTTTGAACCATTTGATGGTTTAACATTTGATGCTATTGAATCTGACATTCGAGAAGCCGTTGGTACCTTTATGCCGGGTTTATTATTAAACCAAATAACAATAAGTCCTGCTGACCCTCAAGAAGAAGTTGATATAGCAACGGGTACCGCAACAGTGGGTAGTAGTGAATCGTCAATTTATAGATTCCCGGGTAAGGGAACTTCAGAATATACCGCAAAAATAAAAATAGATTACTCAACCAATAAATCAACTTTTGGTCCGAGTGATTTCGTTATCATTAATATTTAATATTGTATGGCAAATCGTAATATATCATATACTACAAGAGATTATCAGGGGATAAGAACTGAGTTATTAAACTATGTAAGAACTTACTACCCTGAATTAATACAGGACTTCAACGACGCTTCTGTGTTCTCTGTGTTTTTAGACTTGAACGCTGCGGTTGCGGACAACTTACACTATCACATTGATAGAAGTATTCAAGAAACTGTTTTACAATACGCACAACAAAGGTCATCCATCTATAATATTGCCAGAACTTATGGTTTAAAATTACCGGGACAAAGACCGTCTGTATCTTTAGTTGACTTCTCAATAACTGTTCCTGCTTTTGGTGATAAAGAAGATGAAAGATATCTTGGGGTTTTAACAAGAGGTTCTCAAGTAGTTGGTGCGGGTATTGTGTTTGAAAACATATATGATGTTGATTTTACTTCACCATACAATGCTCAAGGTTTCCCTAATAGGTTAAAAATACCAAACTTCAACGCTAATAATGTGTTGATTAATTATACTATAACTAAAAGAGAATTAGTAGTTAATGGTATTACTAAAGTATTCAAAAGAGTTATTACTCCGAATGATGTTAAACCATTCTTTGAATTATTTTTACCTGAAAAAAATGTATTAGGTATTACAAGTGTATTACTTAAGAGTGGGACTGAATACACTAATGTTCCATCTACTTCAGAATTTTTAGGGGCGTCAAATAAATGGTATGAGGTTGACGCACTTGCGGAAGACCGAGTATTCATTGAAGACCCAACAAAAGTATCTGACCAACCGGGTATTAAAGTTGGAAAGTATATTCAAACATCTAATAGATTTATAACGGAATATACTCCTGAAGGATTTAAGAAAATGACATTTGGTGGTGGTACAAATACCGCTCAAGATTCATTAGACCAATTTACAACAGTTGGTGCTACAATTGATTTACAAAGATATTCAAACAATTTCTCATTAGGGTCTGCGTTAACTCCTAACTCAACACTATTCATTCAATATCGAGTTGGTGGTGGATTGGCAACAAATTTAGGGACAAATGTTATTAATCAAATTGGTACTGTAAACTTCTTTGTAAACGGACCATCTGAAACAACAAACTCATCAGTGGTTAATTCATTAAGATGTAACAACGTGACTGCAGCTATTGGAGGTTCAGGTGTACCATCATTAGAGGAAATTAGAAACTACGTATCATTTAACTTCTCCGCACAAAAAAGAGCGGTTACGGTTCAAGACTACGAGTCAATTATTAGAAATATGCCGGCTGAGTTCGGAGCGCCTGCAAAAGTTTCAATTACGGAAAATAATAATAAAATATTAATTCAATTATTATCTTATGATACTTCAGGAAAATTAACAAGTATTGTATCAGACACTTTAAGACAGAATGTTGCAAATTATCTATCGAACTATAGAATGATGAATGACTATATTTCAATATTAACTGCTGAGGTTATTGACTTGAGTATTGATGTTCAGATTGTTTTAGATTCTGCTCAAAATTCAGGACAAGTTATTGCGGATGTTGTTGATAGAATTTCAACTTACTTCAATCCTCAAACAAGGGAGTTAGGTCAAAATGTTTATTTATCTGAGTTAAAAAGTATTGTTCAAAATCAAAACGGTGTATTAACTGTTGCGGGATTAAACGTTTATAATAATGTTGGGGGTCAATATTCATCCGCTGAAACATCTATGGAATATTCGGATGCTGAGACTAAAGAAATTGCAACTGTTGATGATACAATCTTCGCACAACCATCCCAAGTGTATCAAGTTAGATACCCTAACAAAGATATTAGAGTATCTGTTAAAAATTTCCAATCAGTTACCTTCTCTTAACAGGTTTATTTCTGGCTTAACTAGTTTATAATTAAATATGGTGTGTGTTAACTTGAAAAATCACACATAAACTATTTATAAATTAAAAGAATTGAATGGGTCAGTCATATAGAATTAGAACCGAATTAGGTATTAACAAAACAATCAATGTTCAGTTAGACCAAGATTTTGAGTTCTTAGAAATCTTATCGTTAAAAATACAACAAACTGACGTTTATAGTAGAAGTTGTTCTGAATACGGTGTTGTTGTTGGAAGGGTTACTGCGAATAACGGATTTGGTGTTCCAAATGCCAGAGTATCTGTATTCATCCCAATATCATCGGTAGATGAATCCAACCCACTGATAACAAGTATTTATCCTTACAAGTCTCCAACGGATAAAAATGAAGATGGTTTTAGGTACAATCTTTTACCTTATGAAAAGTCGTATTCTACTCACGCGGCGACAGGTACTTTACCTACAAGAGATGATGTATTAACCGATGGAATTGCGGTTGAAATTTACGACAAATACTACAAATACACAACTAAAACAAACGAGAGTGGTGACTATATGATAATGGGTGTTCCATTAGGGCCGCAAACTTTAGTAATGGATATTGACTTATCAGATATTGGGGAGTTTTCTTTAACACCTCAAGATTTGATTAGAATGGGTTTGGCCTCTGAAGCTCAAGTTGCCGGTAACCGATTTAAAACTTCAAATGATTTATCATCACTACCTCAAATTGTTAGTTTAACAAGAACATTATCAGTTGCTCCATTATGGGGTGACCCTGAAATATGCCAAATTGCGGTTAACCGTGTTGACTTTGACCTTAGAGATGATGCCAATATTGATATACAACCAACTTCAGTGTTCATGGGGTCTATTTACTCAACCGCAGATTCGCAAAGACTTAGACGAAATGCTAAACCATTGGATGATATGGGTAATTTATGTCAATTATCTACAGGTCCTGGGTCTATTTTAGCGATACGACAAACAATTAATTATGATGCTGACGGTAATCCAATACTTGAGTTATTTCAATTAGAAAAATCGGGTAATATTATTGATGGTAATGGTGTATGGATGACTGAATTACCAATGAATTTGGATTACTTTATTACTAATGAATTTGGTGAAAAAGTTTTATCAAACGACCCTACAGTAGGAATCCCTACTAAAGGGAGATATCGATTTAAAATTAAGTGGTCTCAATCACCTAGTTTATCGGAACAAACAAGACGGGCCTATTTCTTAGTACCAAATGTTAAAGAATATGGTTGGGGTAATACTGACCCTACAGACTCAGGAGGTCTCAATGAGGAGAGACAAAAAAGTTCATATTATTTTGGTCTTGATTGGTCAGGATATACGGAAGGATTTTATGGAACAACTGCTAATGATATTGCATTACGTAATAATATATTAAATCAAAAAATAAATTGTGAAGATACTTTTTATCAGTTTGAATTTAATAAAGTTTATACTGTTTCAGGTTTTATTGACCAATTTAAGAATGGTGCTAAAGGTAGGTTTATTGGTATTAAAGAAATTGATAGTAATGAATGCGCGACTACAATTAATAAATTCCCGGTTAATGAAGGGTTTAGGAACTTTGATTTATTCTTTTTCATATTTTCAATAATATTACAAGTAATTCAATTAATTGGATTACCTTTATTAATTATCTATCACTTTTTAGCTTTTTTATGGAATAATTTTGCAGTTGCAATAATAGCTTACATACTTTATGAGTTAGGAAAAGAAGTTATTGCTCAGGGTTCATTAGTTGCCGGTGCAATTGCGGGTAGTGCCTCGTTTGGTGCGACGGCAGGTCTGATAATTGGACATTCATTGTTAGCTGCGTTATATGCGGCGGCGATTATATTCATTTTAATTAAATTTGAAGAAATTGTTGCTTATAAATTTGGTAGGATTAAATTACCGATGATAACTTATCCCGATTGTCAATCTTGTGAATGTGACTCTGAAACAACTGAACCAAATCCTGATGATGATACAGAACAAGCACCTGCTGCTGGTCTATTAAGTCAACTTTCTAATGGAGGTCAGTACGCTGAAAATTTACAAACCAATGCTTCGACAATACCAAATCGAACTTGGCCACCTGTTGCTGCTGATGATGAGAATTATGACACATATTTTCAGATGGAATCACTTATGCAAGGTCAAGGACTTGGAGGTAGTTTATCAAGACCAAATAAACCAACAATTTTTAAAATTAATAGTTCTAGAATTTATTCATTTCCGGGGGTAGGGGATTTATTAGTAGATGGTTTTACGATTCCTCCTGGTGAAAGAGTTAATATTTACAATACCCGAAAAAAATTCTTTGATAATGTAAATAAGATTAAAGTTACTTTTTCATTGCCAACAAACGGTACAAAAAGTCATTTTGATAATACATTGACAGTATTAAGTGTTTTGGACTTAGACCCGGGTACATTATTATCATTTGTTGACCCAAGAAAAACTAAAGATACAAATTATTTATATTCTGCAACTACAGCGAATGGGGGTTATAAAGTTAATGGTATTAATGGTATTATTAAAACAAGTGCTTTTACTGCTGATGTACGTTATGCGACCAGTCAAACTTCTGATACTATTGTTACTTATGATATTCCGGCATATCCTTCCGATTGTGTGAAAAGTATGGTTATTTCAATAACAGAACCTGGGACCGTGACTTATCGAACTTGTCCGGGTTCAAAAGTAACATTATTGTTTACAGGTCAAACGACAGGGACTACTAATCCTGAGGGGTTAATTACTCCTGAATTTCCATTAATTACAGGTATTACAAATGTTGATTGTATTGATTTAACAAATACAGGAGGAACTGCTGAGTATTCCGCGGTGACTTACGGAGTAGGTTGTCAAAATTATATTTATCCATCGGATATTGAATATTATCAAGTATTGACTGCTATTACTATTACTAAAAAAATTGTAAATGGAAAACCAGAGTATTCATTTCCGGGTTCTGTTGGTACAACCAATCCAAGTTTTTGGAAAACGTTAAATGCTGAAAATAAATTGGCAACTTTTGAATATGTTTGTGGTGAGGGGGGTAGAGAATGTGGTCTTGTCCCGTTAAGTTACCCAAATTACACTAGATTGACTAATAGTGATAATGGTTTTTCAAGTACTCAAATACCTAATGCAATCTATTCGGCAGCAACATCAAATTTTGCGGACTATGAAAATCAAAAAGTTCTAATATTACAAAGAGGGGTTGACCCGTATTCTCCGTTAATGATAAATAAGTATGGTATTGGACGTATATTAGGTTATTTAGATGAAGATGCTGTGACTTTTACCGCGATGACAAGAATGAATATACCAATTCAGGCATTACCACCTAATAATGGAATTTCAGTACAAAAACACGATAACCAAAACAATATATGTTATTCATCTTATTTTTATACTCCGGGAATTGTTGGACAAACAAGTCCGGGTCTTAATTATTCTGCATATACGACACCAAATTTTGGTTTTTATGGTGCGTTAGATTCATCATTATCAAAAGTCTATACCAACTCACCACCATTACTCTCAACTGATTATGTTCAAAACATATCAGTTAATACTTCACCTCCTCCTATAACCGGAGTTGCGTCAAAAACAAATAATCGATTTTATTCTGCGAGTATTGCTGACAATTATTATGACGGTGCTGAAGATTTGTCAGGGGGTGCGATTATGACAAAAGGAAATTATGTTATAACAAGGATTTGTATTAATTTTGCTAATACTTTTGATTTGAGTTGTCTGTGTGTTAGGGAATATTGTGACTATGCAATATGGGGGTTTTTACCGAATTCCGCACCGACTTATTTTAGTCCTATTTTATATCCAACATCTACCGGAACTAGTGAGGTAAATATGTCTAACTCATCTCAAATTATTATGAGAACCGATAGATTACCATCTTCTGATTATATTGATGATAAAGAAATTTTAACAGGTAGTGTCAGTTTATTACAGCAAAATGCCGGATTCGCGGTTTACCCTGTTGGTGGGGGTGGATACACATTTAACAACCCATCAATTTCATTAGGTGCTGATTTAGTCACTGCGGATATTGAAGGTCAATTGGCTGCAACTAATGTACTTACCACTTTAGGAAGTTGTGAAGACATGGTTGGTTTAGATTGTTATAGTGGTAATGGTGTAAATTTCGGTGTTCAATTAGGGTGTCAAGCAGGTGATGTTGTTGAGAATGGATGTTACATAATGGTTAATGACCCATTGTTTTCTTTAGGACAAGATTTAGGAACATTTGCTGAATGGGGTTTTAGATTTAGATTCTTCTATGGATTATGTCGAGGAGTATTATCACAATCATTTATGAATAATTGGGTTAATGGTAGTTTATATGCCTTTCCAATACAAGTTGACACTTATTTTAATAAATTAAATCAACCTGAATCACCAAAATTTGCTAAACAAGTTGTGTATTATGAAAAAGATACAAATAATTTTTATTATAGAAGTTCTCCTTTTAGACTAACAGGTGGTACTTCAGGTGAGGGTGTGTTTATTGGTAGACCGGTGGCGGGATTAAGTGCTCCGGTAAACAGAAGAAATTTATTATTCCCTACAACAATTATTAATTTAGGGATTAAAGATGATTTTTATAAAGAAATAATTTTTGACCCATCTGCTAAAGGATATATTATGAAAAGTCTTGTACCGACAAGTTATTCGGATACTTCAGATTTAGTTAATTTATTTGTGATTTCGAGAATCACTGATGAAGGATTTTTACGTCAAATTTTTGCTTTTGGGGATAACGCATTACAACAATTATTTAGTAGAGACGGTAGTTCAAGAAGAATTGATGCGGATTTAGCACAATCAATGTCTATTAATTCTGAATATGGGGTGATACCATTTTCACCTCAATTTTATAGTGTAACAGGAGCTGTTGATGACCCGGTACAAATACTTGGTGATTTATCAAAACCGACAATGGCGGTGTTTTTTTCGTCAACAACTCAAGATATACAAAATAAAGATTATTTAACTCCCGGGGTGATAGATTTTAGACCATCAAATAATGCAAATGCTATTACATATCCTTATGGGATTAAATCCCAAGAAGTACCTTATTATCAGTGGAACATCAAATCTACGGCAACCGCAGGAGTTTTTGGGGAACAAGGGAATAATTGGGCAACAAACACAAACGATATTTTTTCAAGACGATATCAGTCTCTTGATAGAAGGGCAATTATTACACCAAGTTATATGATACCGTCAATTTATAGTATTAGTGACCAATTTGCTCGTGGATATTTATTTAATGGTAATGCAACTACGGTTAATAATTTTACTTATGTGGCTACTGCGGGTAATTGGTCTAACCCAACTACTAAATTTTTAGTTGGTGCTCCAAATCATTTCTATTTTGGTTTGATTAAAGGTGAGACGGCATTAGATAAATTTAAAGAACTATATTCGATAGATGAATAATTACACAATAATACCAAGTAACCTTAAATATAAAGGTGCTCCTTCTGTAGATGAAAAGGTTTCAATATCTTTAGACCAAACAAGTCATGAGATAACGGAATACGATAGGAGTGCCACTATAAGTCTTGCTCAAGTTTATGATGATGAGAGACAGGGTTGTACTGTTTTTAGACCAACTTTTAAGGTTAGGTATTTGTATGATAACACATACACGGGAACAACAACATTTTTACCATTTCAATATAATTTATATTATGTGAATGCTGAACAATCATTTGTCAGTGGTACGTGGAAAGGATTTCCTCAGTATTATGAGTTTGATTTTTTTAGACCAATTGTTGATAACCAACATTTCCCTTATAAGTCAAAAAGTGCTTACACATATAATTGGATGTACTATTTAACATATCCTCACGCTAATAACTATAAAAAGAATTTGGCGTATTATTCCGATATACCTAATGGAGATATGAATTGGTTAGCGGAAGAGGGAATTCCATTTATTATTGAAAATATTGAAATTAATGGTAATGGTTTAATATCCTTTAAATGTATTGGGTCTCATGGATTAACTCCAAATGAATATGTTGAATTGTCTTTAACTTATAGAAATTCGAACATATTTCAAGTTTACTCATTAGGTAATGGGTTAGTGGATAGTGATGAATATGTGTTTAATGTTTTAAACATTGGATACACAGGTAATACATTTGCAGATAATGTTATGGGTACTTTTAAGAGAGTGATTAACCCTGATAATTTAACGGAAACTAAATCAAAATATTATGTTAGAGAGCATAAAGTGATTACTAATTTAGATGACCTTATTGTTACTAAAATTGGTTTTGAAAAAAATGTGTTTAGAGAAGATAAACAATTTGAATATAGTTCAATAACTCCTAATAAAATTTCTAGGGTGTCACAAAAGACAAGTAGTAATGCTTACAATATGACATCGGCATATGATTTAGATTTTGCGGGTTATATTGATAATCAAAAACGACCATTAAGTGAGATTTTTCTAACAATAGTTAATAAAGGATATTCCGGATATTTTAATGAACCTTCATTTGGAGTGGGATTAAAACAAGGTTGGGAATTTAACTTAACAAAAGAGGTTAATGAATATTGGGATTTAATGAATAATGAATCAAATACTACTGTTCCATTATCTTCATACACTCAAACTAGTGGTGCCACCAAAACTTTTTATTACAATGGTGATTTAATGAAGGGTGATGTAATGGATGGTGATTTTTGTGAGTGGAATGATTATGAACAAATTGAGAGAGTTATTTCAACATATTATCATAAAATAAATTATAATCAAACAGTTTTCCAAACAATGAATAATCCGGACACTAATTCATTTGGATTTTATTATCAACCTCATAATAAAATGACTTTGAGAGTTTTCTCGGATTATATTGAAACGGGAGATGTTAATTTTATTGACCAAGTACCAAGTTATTCGTTTTATTCAAGTGCCGACCAACAATTTAGATGGAGGGATTTGTATACTTATGGTTTTACAGATAATTTGGAGAGAGGGGTTGATTATCCGTTTTTAAACACCGCTCATTACCCATTTGAAGATATTACATTTAGATTGATACCGGAAGGAATAAACTATAATGAGAGCCTATATGGCGTTGATTTTGCTGTAAAACCATTGATTGATGAGTGTGAATAAAGTAACAATAGTGCCTGATGGTTTGGATAAACAAATCAATATACCGGTAAGACTAACTTGGGATTATTTAGGGTTGGACATGGCAGTTGAAGAATATGAAACTGAAGTTATTACCGAAGCGATTGGTGTTGGGCGTGACTTTGAAATCAGTCGATTTGCTCATGCTCCGGATGTAACAACAAATAACACTGAAATTAATTATGAGTTTTACTTTTATTCAGGGGGTTCAACTTATGATATTAATAATTGGAAGATAAATTATTTAGGTGAAGGATTTACACCTCAAGACTTGTATTATTATACGAACAATTTTTCTAACTCGTTTTTTAAGTTGGATTTTTACGATAATACGGATGAGAAAAAACAAACAAATTATTTAACGGTTATTATTCCGACACAACAGGGTCTTAAAATGACAACTCCAATGCAAAGAATTATTGTGGATGTTAGAAAACCAAAATTTGTTTTAGATTATGTTGGTGATAAAGAAGGGTTTTTCCTTTATTGGTTAAAGAAAAGGAACTTTTTAGATATTGACACCTTTTATATGTCGGCTAAGTTTTATAATGCTAAGACAGGGCAATTCACTAAATTGATGACAAATAATCAAACAACTACCCCACCAATAAAAATAGGACCTCAAGCGAATTTTGCGTTGAACTCTAATCAATATCTTTTTGATAATAATACGCTATTTTATTATACCGTAAATTTGGATTATAAAAACCAAACATATCAGGTAATTAATAGTCTAGGACAAAGAATCGGGACAACAGTTCCCATAAAATGGTATGAATACCTTAATCCACCTGTATAATGGAAGATTTTTATAATATTAAAATATCACCCGAAACAATTCTTCGTGACTTATCAGTTGTTGATTATGATGGGACTCCGGTTGGGGTTTATTCTGCAATGACACAAGTTGTTAGTTCAGGAGTTAACGGTAGTTCATTACTAACAGGATTGACAATTCCTATTTTGATAAGACAAAGTGCGGTTGATGCGGGATATTATAGTCCATTTGATGGTGCGGTATTACAAAAAAATGTAGTTGCTAATTTTATATTTTCATCAACAACGTCAAGTCCTTATGTTTTTAATGTTTATAACACTTCTGACGAGTTCCAAAAATTTTTAGAGTTATCTGCTTATATTATTGATTGGGGTGATGGTTCACCAAAACAAACAATAACAACTTACGCACCTAATTCAATTAATCATACATATCCTCAGTTACCTAAACAATATACGATTAAATTAGAACAAACAAATCCATGGGGAATTACAACAGTTTCAAAAACAATTACGGTTCCTTTTAGTGATGTTGTTATCTATAATCCTGAGGGAGAGGCATTTTTTGCTCCGTCATCAGGTAATTGGATTGGTACTTCTGTATCGTATAATTACATATTTTCGGGAGATGCGATAAATGAGGTTAGTGCTCAAACATCAAATAATTACGTCTCAATACCATTCACAATTTCAGGTATTACAAAATCGAGAATTAATGAATTAAAGACGTATGGAACATTAAGTATTAATGATAGAATTGGACTTCCGGTTATTAGTAACGGTCAAATATGGGGGGCAATTACAGATGTCACTTCAATTTACACCGCCTATACAGTTAATACAGTTAATTACTATGATTATATTGATGGGACCACCATTTATTTTGAACAATCGTCAGGATTAACTGACAATAATTTAACTGCGGTTCCAATAACAAAAGATGAGGTATTATTAAAAGTAATTGACCAAGCTCAAGTTCAAACTAACGTTTTTGTTGAAAGAGGTAAGAATAGTGCTTACGAAAGAATACAAAGACTTGGGGAGGTAGATAACTTGGGGGATATGATTAATTACGGATATGGTTTTTTTAATGTGATTAACAAAGAAAACTAAAATGAAAAAAAGAACTAAACTATTTATAAATTAAATAAGAAGATATGGCAATTGGAAGCTATGGTACTATAAGACCGTCAGATGTTTCACCAGCGGATGTTGAAATCATAATGAATTACACCCCAAGTAGGGACGTTACGGATGCCTTTGTCCTAACAAAATTAGATGCTCAAACTATTTTACGACCTTATTTTGAGAATTCGGAAACAGGTGGTAATGCCGGTGTTGAGGTTTTAGGTGGGTTGTATAATTTAACATTACCTGCAAGTCAGTTTAATGCTTTAGGATTTTATACCCTTTATTTAAGACCTGCTCAAATTAGAACTGTAATTACTGATTGTGGAGTTTTAAGTGCTCTTCCAAATGTTAAAGGGTTGGTAATTGATTTGGCAAATGTACCAACACAATATCAAAATAAATTTGTTCCTCAAGGGTTAGTTGGTTTTAGAATCGAATACTTAAATCCGGACGGGTCAAAAATTCCAAATTTCTTTAGAGTAGTTACTTCAAGTTTCTATTGTGAACCTGTTGTAACAAACGAAGTTAATACTCAACAAAAGGCGATTAGATATAGATATGTTGACGGTTCATCAAATTTACTTTTCTTGACTTTATCACCGTCATCTTCACCAACAAACAAACCAAACGCAACACCGTTTATTGGTCAACCTAGCCAAGATATTATAATTTCAAATACATTTTTTAATCCAATTACATTGGAAATAGAAATGGTTGAATACGACATATCATCTCTTGCAATTGCTCTTTATGGTAATCAAACCAAATCAATTGATGATGGTATCTACACAATCTACGACTCTGCTAATAACATTTACAGACAATACAACTTATACGAGGTTAGAGACCAATTTAATGCGTTGTTATATGAAGTTAGACAGAATAGAGGTAATAATATTGATTTTAGTAAAAACTTCACAAATATAACAACTTAATGGCAGTAACTACGAATACGACAAAATATTTCTATCCGCCGAGACCCGGAAGTGGGGCTGCGACTTTCTCCGACAACATTGTAGGTTTACAGACTGTTGAGGGAGGAGGTTTAACGCAAGGTAATTTTGAGTTTACTACATCGGTTACTGAAAAAGTTAGTAGAAACTTTAATGTAGGGGCATTTTCTGAACCGTTAAGTTTACAATCATTAAACATTGAGGATGTTGCTGAAAGTAGAAGAATTATTGCGACTCAATTTAGGGTTTATCCTAATTATGATGTTTCTCAAGTTCTTAATTTCTCAATGTATGGTTCATTACGTAAGAGATTTCAAGTATCGGCGACTAAAGTAATTCATTATTTTCCTGCTTCATTAGATGTTATATTTAATAACTTAGAGTTTGTTACCGGAGCAACCGCGGTTAACATTTCTTACGATTCGGTTAATGATGAAACATATTTTGAAGTGAATGTCGATAGGATTAATAATCCTTTTGATATTGATTACTCAGTTAGTGCGGCTACTAACTTAAACTTAAGGGAAATAACTACATCACCTTATCGAAATTTGTATAACACTTATTTAGATTATTGTGTTAGTATTAATGATGACATCTTTAAGATTGTATCATTCCAACCATCACCAACATTAAGTACAGGATACATTTCATTTTATGTTTCAGGGGCACCATTTGGTACTACTGCAAGTACGATAAATGAGGATTTTCAAATTAGACCTAATGACTTAGTTGTTGATAGAATTTTTGCTGAAAGTTTTGATGAGGTTGAAAAATTCTTATTGAATAGATTAATAAGACCGGAATATACTGCGGTTTTCCAAGTTCCTGCCCAAACTGAAAATGGTGAGTTCTATACGAATTATCAACAAGTAACTTGGCCTAAAGATGGAGTGTGGAATTTAGACATTCGTTCATTTTTGTTTGATGATTACTTAACCCAATTAGATGAAATTGCTGTTAATTTAGATTCGTTTAAAACAAATTTAATCTCAAGATTTTTAGTTACAGATTCGTTAAAAGAATTTGATACCTTAGGTCAAAAGGTTGAAAAAATATTTCAAATTTACGGAAGAAGTTTTGACCAAATAAAACAGTTCATTGATGCATTGGCATATATGAATTCGGTTAACTACAATCCGTCAAACGACATACCATCTCAATTATTGGTAAACTTGGCACAAACCTTAGGGTGGACATCTAATTTTTCACCAATTACAGATGAGGATTTTTTAAGTTCTGTGTTTGGTAATACTGCAACTCCAACCTACCCTGGTTATGCAAGAGCCCTTACTCCAACTGAGATAAATTACGCTTTTTACCGTAATTTAATTCTGAATGCTGCTTACCTTTTTAAATCAAAAGGTACGAGAAGGTCAGTTGAGTTTATGTTAAGATTAATTGGTGCTCCGGATTCTTTAATTGAGTTTAATGAGCATATCTATTTGGCTGACCAAAAAATTAATTTAGACCAATTCTATGTTCAATGGGCTTCGATATCAGGAGGTACTTATGTTAATAAAGTTCCTTCATATTTGCCTGGTGATACCTATAGAATTAAAGGTGGAGTTTATTCGGGATATACATCAAGTGCGACTTACGAAGACGTTTCAATTCGTTTATCAGAATACCCTATTGATGTCTTTGGATATCCAAAAGCACCGGTAAATACTGAAAGTTATTTCTTCCAAGTTGGTTCCGGATGGTATGAATCAACACCACAACACAGAAGTCCTGATAAGGTTGTTATTACAGGTGCGGTTTATACCGGACAAAACTATAATATTCAAACTCAATTACAACCGTTTACTTATGGTCAACCATATTTAGACCGTTTCAGGGATTTCCCTTATATGACTGAAGGGTTTAAATTACAAAAAGTAGTTGATAACAATAAGTCATGGTTAGAGGAGGATACTAAAATAAGAGTTTCAACAAGTGCTGATTATAATGCTTATTATTTTGTTGACGATGAAAGATTAGTATTGAATGTTAAGAATGTCGACTTATTTTTAAATCCATCACAAGGATTGTTATATGATGTTTGGAAAGAATCGGTAGAGTATGATTACCCATTTCCTGAATCAGGTTTAACCGTTGGTTATCCGGTTCCGGGTGGAGTGGATTGGACTTATATTAATCCTGAGCCTAAAAAGAAAACATTCTTTGAATTCTCGCAAACATTTTGGGAGAATATGATTAATGTTAGGAATAGACAATACATCAGTGATGGTAAAACAGGGGGATATCCGGTACTCCAATCAATTTGGTGGAAATATATTGAATCCGAACAAACTGTTGGTTTACCTAATAACAAATATACATATCAAAAGTTAATTGATTATGTTAATGGTATTGGTCCTTATTGGATGAAGTTGGCAGAACAAATGGTGCCGGCAACAACAATTTGGAATTCAGGGGTTAAGATGGAAAACTCAATCTTACATAAACAAAAATTTGTTTATAGAAGACAAAGAGGCTGCCAATTTGTTCCTGTACCTGTCACACCATGTTTTATTATTTCAAACATATTTGATTACACTTGTACTACTGAGCGAACTAATTATAAGTTATTTCCTTGGTTAAATGGAGACCCTGATGTTGGGAACTTTAACAGTATTTTGGCGAATAGGATTAATAATATGTTATCCCAAAGTGGATATACATTAAATGATTGTATTCAAAATTCAGTTCAAACCGAGTGGTACGTTGATTTAAGAATTGAAAATGAGGTATTAATTAAAGAACCGGTTTTGAATCCGGATGGCACAAATTATGTTGGTTATGGATATACGGATGTTCCAACAAATGAGATGTGGAAAAATTCTGTATATGAGTATCTACCATTGTTATATGACTATGGGTTTCAAGGTGAAATAAGAGGGAATGATTTAATAGTGACAAGTTTAACTTGTACTGAAAGAAACATAAATGAAACCCTTACCTTATATGCAGGGATACAAATAAATATAAATTGTAATAGTAACTAATGGCATTTAATTATAACATAAATGTAACAGGAGATTGTAATAATACCTCAGCTGGGATAATTAACCTTATCATATCTGGTGGTTCTGACCCATATACAGTACAGTGGATTACACCTGAATTATCAACTGATTATAATATATCATCAGTAACTAAAACAAATTTAGTAAGTGGGACTTATAGTATTAGGGTTAATGATAGTACATTACCTACAAACCAAGTAGAATTTATTAATATTCCGGTTTCAAGTGGTGTTTGTTCTAGTATTTTAAATGTTGGTAACACAACTTGTTCGTTAGATAACGGTTCGGTTACAGGAACTTCAACAACACAATATTCATCAACTAATTATTATCTTTATCACGGTGATGGGGTTTTTAGTCAATCTGCCACAACAAATCAAGATAATGTGGTTTTTGGTAGTTTAACTGCCGGAACATATTACATGACTGTATTGGACCTTGGAGGTTGTACGGGTAGAAGCCAAAATTTTATAGTCGAAGAGTCAGAACCATTAAACTATGGGTTATACATGGTTCCAAATTCTGCTTGTGGAGGTACTCCAATAGGTAAAATTACTATTACAGGTCTTACAGGTCAACCACCATTTACTTATTTATGGGATACTGGCGCAAGTGGGAATACAATAACGGGTTTAACTGCCGGTGGATATTCTGTAACTGTTACTGATGGATATGGTTGTCAATTAAGTAAGAGTGCGACCGTAGTTAATGTTAGTCAATTAGGTTTTGGGACTTTTACTTCAACACCACCAAATTGTTTTGACGCGGACGGAACAATAAGTTTAACTGTCACAGGTGGAACTGCACCTTATTATTATTCTGCGTCTACCGGGGATGTTTTAATATCTTATTCTCAAACATATACAATTTCAGGTTTATCGTCAGGTGAGTATGGATTTTCAGTTACAGATGCTGGACTATGTCAATTAAATGTTACTACTTCAATTACTTCGGTAAATTCAATATCTTCTGTTAGTGTTAATACAACAAATTCAACTTGTTCTAGTGTTAATGGTGAGATATTAATTTCAGTTGTTGGTGGTGTAACACCGTATACTTATACATTAGTTTCTCCGGGTGGGTCAACCTCAAGTATAAGTGGTACTCAAACCGCTCAATTATTTTCTAATTTGTCTTCAGGTACATATAGTGTTGCTGTCGCTGATAGTTCAGGATGTGCCTACCTTGAAGAGGTTACAATTATTGCCGAAAACAAATATACAATTTCTACTCAGGTATCGGGGACTACTTGTGGAGGGACAAACGGTGCTGTTACTATCTTCACCACTCCGGGTTCTACATTACCGTTAGATTATTCAATTGATAATGGTGTGTATGATATTATTGACACTACATTAACTTCAGTGACTTTTAATAATTTAACTGCGGGTAATCACGTTGTTAGTGTGTCGGATGCGGATGACTGTATCCAAACCGCAAACATTTTAATTCTTGGAAGTAGTCCATTAGATTTTTCTTTGTATAGTACATCTTGTGGTACCGGTAATTCGGGTAAAATTACTGCATTTATTAATCAAGGAGTAACACCATTCAGTTTTTATTGGTCTGATAATGTTCCAAATAACCCACAACAAATCCAAGTATCAGGATTAACCGGAGGTACATACAGTTTAACTGTTGTTGGAAATGATGGATGTTCATTAGCTCGTACAACAACTATTAGTTGTAATGTTAGTTTAACGTCTTATCAAACATATGTTATGGGAGCTGAGGTGTTTAACATTGAATCGCCAACTAAATTTGGAATATTACAAATGTTAAATGAAGGGTTTTATGATTTAACTATTGATAATACAGGTTGTGATTTAGTTAGTGCCACGTTTACTGCTAAAGTTTCGGTAACTCCATTAGATTTAACGACGAGTGAGACATTTTATACATCTACATCATTAGGTAATGTTCCTGATGATAACTTATATTATGATACAATAACTCAGTTATTATTAAGTATTCCGGGTATTGGTAGTGTTGTTGTTAATCCTTCAAATAATATAATAACGATTGAAACGGCAAGAGGTAATGACACATTAATAGGTCAAGAAATTGTTATTGATTTGATAATAGAATATGATATAATTTGCTTAACATAATGACACAAATTAGAATTGATGAAATATCGGGGGGGACTTACCCAATTAGTGTATACATAGCTGATGTATATGGTAATAATCGTAGTTTATTAGGAGTTATTGGAACAGGTCCTGTACCTCCAACAGTTAACTATAATACTGTAATACCAACAATATTTAATACCGCTCCTGAAATTATGTTATTGTTAGTGGATGATAACGATTGTGAGATTTTTAAAATACTTGATTGTACTTTTGGTTGTGCGTTTGAAATCACTATTAACTTGGTGTCATGTATTGTTAATATTACCATTACAGAGCAATAATTACAATACTTAATAATAAAATTTTCATTTTTACTTTAATTGTAACTGAAATAGAATTGTTGTGGTATTTATTTAATAAAAACATCGAATGTCAATATATTCTATTCTTGTTACCAATAATGCACCTGGGTGTACCGCTGAAATCGAACAACAATTATCGGTTGTTGGATGTTCTCAGTATATTGTTAAGTTAACACCAAACTCAAATTCAATAGGACCATTTAATGTATATTTAGACGATATAATATATTACTCTGATGTTACCCGTAATGAATTATTAGACGGTGTTATTATTACAATTCAATGTGGTACTCCAACTAATACTCCAAGTCCAACACAAACTCCAACAAATACGCCTACTAATGCTGCTGCGGTTACTCCGACACCGACGGCAACAACAACTCAAACACCGACAAATACTCCAACTAATACTACCACTCCTACTCAAACGCCTACAAATACAGAAACACCTACTCAAACACCAACAAATACGGAAACTCCAACTCAAACGCCAACTAATACAGAAACACCTACTCAAACACCAACTCCAACTAATACAGAGACTCCAACTCAAACTCCGACTCCAACTAATACAGAGACGCCTACAAACACGCCTACTAATACAGAGACGCCTACAAACACGCCAACACCAACTAATACAGAAACTTCAACACAAACTCCGACTCCAACTAATACAAACACACCTACTAATACAGAAACACCAACTCAGACCCCAACTCAAACTAATACAGAGACGCCTACAAACACGCCAACACCAACTAATACAGAAACACCTACAAACACTCCAACTCCAACAACTACGGAAACTCCTACAAATACGCCAACACCAACTAATACGGAAACTCCGACTCAGACGCCTACTAATACCGAGACGCCTACAAATACGCCAACACCAACTAATACGGAAACTCCTACAAACACTCCAACTCCAACAACTACTGAAACTCCGACTCAAACACCAACTCAAACTCAAACTCCAACTAATACGGAAACTCCTACTCAGACTCCAACAAATACTCCGACACTGACTCAAACACCGTCACAAACAACTAGTTTATTTAAGGCGTATCTATTCCCTGAGGCATTAGATTCAACGTCTCAAGATAGTTTAGGTCAATTTATGTTTGACAATGGTGCTGATTGGTATGGATTCTTAAATAGTGGAGGTATACCGGGAAGTAGTAATTACGAGTCAAATATGTTGACTTACATTGAATATCCGGGATGGACCGGAAGTTCGGGTAATTTTATTACTAGTGTAACTAATTTAACAGGAAATATTAGACAGAGTTCGGGTTCAGGTACCGATACGTTTGGATGTTCTCAAAATCAATATACGTTTGGAACTATTGAGGTTACAACAAGTAATGTTAATCCTAATGTACAATATGATTACAGTATTTGGATTCCACTCGCAGGGGTTGGAAATACATTAACTAATATGACGGTCGATGTTGGGTCATCAAGTCCTTGTACTAGTAATATATTCTCAGATGGTATTCCGGATTTAGGTAATGCTGCAATCGATGTGGATGTTCCGATAGGGTCAATATTACCTGCAGGGACATATAGAGTTCTTTGGAATTTTGTAGTACCGGCAACACTTCCATTAGGAGCAACAATATATTTTAAAGGTGATACAAAAACATAATATTCAATAATATAAAACAATAATATAATATAATATAATATGGCATTTCAATATAAGAATCCGATTTCATTAACTCAAAGTTCAGGGACCGATACTGTAGGTAGGACGGTTACGTTTGGTAATACATTCTCGGTTTTGAATATTGGGGGGTATATGGAGGTTTGGGAATTAAACGATTTAGAGTTAATTTTAACAGCTTCTACTTATCCTGCGCAGATTCAGTTATCTGCAAATACGATACCGATTAATTTTACTAAAGGAACGGGAAGTGCATTTTCACCGGACAGTATTAGTTTAAATTCGGATAATATATCATCAGGTAGAAGAAGATTGGGTATGGAAGTGTGGGTTCAAGAAACAAATACTTCCTACCAATATGTTATTCCTAATTATGAAACTCTTTGGAATAATTTATCGGGTTTAACTGGTAATTCTGCAATTACCCAAACAGATTATACAACGGTAGTTAATAACCGTTCACAAGCGGGTAAAAATTTTATTAGTGCTTGGACAGGTTCAACAATTGAAGGGGTTAATGGAGTTACAAGAGATAATGCCAGATGGAGAATTGTAAGTGCTACTGATATTCAAATAACAGGAGGTACATATTATTCTGCGACAACAACTTTAGACTTATTCAATAGTACCGGAGGTACAATATCAATATCAGGTTTTAATGGGGCTATAACAGGTGGAACATATAACAGTGGTACTGAAACGTTAACCCTTAATAATAGTGATGGTTCTTTAGTAAATGTTTCAGGATTCACATCAGGTGGAGGTAGTCCTCTTACAGTTTATGATGCCACGTCAGGTGTAACAGTAACTAATGTTACAGGTATGACATTTTCAGGGGCTTCAGTTATTAATGATGGCGGAGGTAATGTAACAATTAATTTTACAGGAGGAACTAGTGGAACTTCAGGTACTAGCGGTATTGATGGAACATCAGGGACTTCAGGAATTGATGGGACATCAGGTACTAGTGGTACAGATGGAACTTCAGGTAATAGTGGTATTGACGGAACTTCAGGTACTAGTGGGACAGATGGTACATCAGGTACAAGCGGTATAGATGGTACATCAGGTACAAGTGGTACAGATGGAACATCAGGGACTAGTGGTATTGATGGAACTTCAGGAACAAGTGGAACTTCAGGGATAGACGGGACATCAGGTACAAGCGGTATAGATGGTACATCAGGTACAAGCGGTATAGATGGTACATCAGGTACATCAGGTACATCAGGTACAAGTGGAATAGACGGTACATCAGGTACTAGTGGTATTGATGGAACATCAGGAACTTCGGGAACAGATGGAACTTCAGGAACAAGTGGTATTGACGGAACGTCAGGTACTTCGGGAACAGACGGTACTTCAGGAACTAGTGGTATTGACGGAACGTCAGGTACTTCAGGAACTAGTGGCATTGACGGAACTTCAGGTACTAGTGGGACAGATGGTACATCAGGTACAAGCGGTATTGATGGAACATCAGGAACTTCGGGAACAGATGGAACTTCAGGAACTAGTGGTATTGATGGAACTTCAGGAACAAGTGGAACTTCAGGAATAGACGGAACATCGGGTACTAGTGGTACAGACGGGACATCAGGTACAAGTGGAATAGACGGAACTTCAGGTACTAGTGGTATTGATGGAACATCAGGAACTTCGGGAACAGATGGAACTTCAGGAACAAGTGGAACTTCAGGAATAGACGGAACATCGGGTACTAGTGGTACAGACGGGACATCAGGTACAAGTGGAATAGACGGAACTTCAGGTACTAGTGGTATTGATGGAACATCAGGAACTTCGGGAACAGATGGAACTTCAGGAACTAGTGGTATTGACGGAACGTCAGGTACTTCAGGAACTAGTGGAGTAGACGGTACATCAGGAACTTCGGGAATTGATGGTACATCAGGTACTAGTGGTACAGACGGTACTTCAGGTACAAGTGGAATAGACGGTACTTCAGGTACAAGTGGAATAGACGGTACTTCAGGTACAAGTGGAATAGATGGTACTTCAGGTACATCAGGTGTGACAGGTTGTTCGGGTATTGACGGTACAGATGGTACATCAGGTACTTCAGGTATTAACGGTACAGATGGAACTTCAGGTACTTCAGGAATTGATGGAACTTCAGGAACTTCGGGAATTGATGGAACTTCAGGGACTAGCGGTATTGATGGTACTAGCGGAACTTCAGGAACTAGTGGAACAGATGGTACTTCAGGTACATCAGGGACTAGTGGTATTGATGGAACATCAGGGACTAGTGGTATTGATGGAACATCAGGGACTAGCGGTACATCAGGAATAGACGGAACTTCAGGTACATCAGGAACTTCAGGAACAAGTGGTACTTCAGGAATAGATGGAACGTCAGGTACTTCAGGTACAAGTGGAACTTCAGGGATAGATGGTACATCAGGAACATCAGGAACAAGTGGGACAGACGGTACATCAGGTACCTCAGGAACTAGTGGTATTGACGGAACTTCAGGAACTAGTGGTATTGACGGAACTTCAGGAACTAGTGGTATTGACGGAACGTCAGGTACTTCAGGAATTGATGGTACATCAGGAACAAGTGGTATTGACGGAACTTCAGGAACTTCAGGAATTGATGGTACATCAGGAACTAGTGGAACTTCAGGAATAGATGGTACATCAGGTACAAGTGGTACTTCAGGAATAGATGGTACATCAGGTACAAGTGGTACTTCAGGAATAGATGGTACATCAGGTACTTCAGGAATTGATGGAACATCAGGTACAAGTGGTACTTCAGGAATAGATGGAACTTCGGGAACAAGTGGGACTTCAGGAATAGATGGAACTTCGGGAACAAGTGGAACTAGCGGTATTGACGGAACGTCAGGTACATCAGGGACTAGTGGAACCTCAGGTACAGATGGTACTTCAGGTACTAGCGGAATAGATGGAACATCAGGTACAAGTGGAACTTCAGGTATTGACGGTACTTCAGGAACAAGTGGAACTTCAGGAATTGATGGTACTTCAGGTACTTCAGGAATTGATGGAACATCAGGTACCTCAGGAACATCAGGTATTGACGGTACTTCAGGAACAAGTGGTATTGACGGAACGTCAGGTACTTCAGGAATTGATGGTACTTCAGGTACTAGTGGAACTTCAGGTATTGATGGGACTTCAGGTACAAGTGGAACTTCAGGAACAACAGGAACAAGTGGAACTTCAGGTATTGACGGTACTTCAGGTACTAGCGGTACTTCAGGAACAACCGGTACAAGTGGAACTTCAGGTACAAGTGGAATAGATGGTACATCAGGGACTAGTGGAACTTCAGGAATTGATGGGACATCAGGAACAAGTGGAACTTCAGGGACCTCAGGTACATCAGGTATTGATGGAACTTCAGGGACTTCAGGAATTGATGGTACATCAGGAACAAGTGGTGTTGACGGAACATCAGGTACTTCAGGAATAGATGGAACTTCAGGTACGTCAGGAACTAGTGGTATTGATGGTACTTCAGGTACTTCGGGAACAAGTGGAACATCAGGTATTGATGGTACTTCAGGTACTTCAGGTATTGATGGTACATCAGGAACTAGCGGAACAGATGGCACTTCAGGTACTTCAGGTACAACGGGAACTAGTGGTACTTCAGGAATTGACGGAACATCAGGTACAAGTGGTACTTCGGGAACAACCGGGACTTCAGGAACAAGTGGAACGGACGGAACTTCGGGAACTTCAGGGACTAGTGGTACGACAGGTACATCAGGTACATCAGGAACTAGTGGAACTACGGGTACTTCAGGAACTAGTGGTACTACAGGTACTTCAGGAACGGATGGTACATCAGGAACAAGTGGTACAACGGGAACTAGTGGTACTTCAGGAATTGATGGAACATCAGGGACTAGCGGAACCGATGGAACTTCAGGGACTAGCGGAACAGATGGTACATCAGGGACTAGCGGAACAGATGGTACATCAGGAACTAGTGGTACAAGTGGAACATCGGGTACAAGTGGAATAGATGGTACATCAGGTACTAGTGGAACTACAGGTACTAGTGGAACTGACGGTACTTCAGGTACTAGCGGAACAACAGGAACAAGTGGTACTTCAGGAACAACCGGTACTAGTGGTACAACAGGAACAAGTGGAACTTCAGGAACGACAGGTACTTCAGGGACAAGTGGAGAAAATGGTATTTCCGCAGGTCAGGTATTTTACTTCAATGAAAGTCAGAATAGTGATGTTTCGGGTTATAAAGTATTATCAACAGACCCATCAACGGCTACAACACAAACTTTAACAACAAATTTAACAGGAAGTCAACAAAATGTTTTGGTTTCCGATTACATAACGCCACAATTAGGTTTTGCAGTAATTCCTGGTGGTGTACAAAGATTTCATTTACATTATCTAAAACCGGCATCAAATGATGATATCGATGCTTATGTTGAAATTCAATTAGCAACTTCGTCGGGAACACCAATAGGTCCAACAATAACGTCTAACGTTGCCTTAATTGGGTGGGTTAGTTCTGTGGTACCTGTTGAGGTTAATGTCGATATTGTTTTACCGACAACAACAATTGACCCAACAAATAGAATGATTGTTAGGTTATATTTGAGTAATAATGATTCAAGTTCGAGGTCAGTGGTATATTATACTGAAGGTAATTCATATTATTCATTTGTATTAACATCAGTTGGGGCAATTGCTGGAACATCAGGGACATCAGGGACATCAGGTATTAACGGAACTAGCGGTACTTCGGGTATTGATGGTACTTCAGGAACGAGCGGTACAGATGGTACTTCAGGTACAAGCGGTACAGATGGAACTTCAGGAACTAGCGGTATTGATGGAACTTCAGGAACTAGTGGTACAGATGGTACTTCAGGTACAAGCGGAACATCGGGAATTGATGGTACTTCGGGCACATCAGGAACAAGTGGTACATCAGGTACTAGTGGTACATCTGGGATAGATGGAACATCAGGAACAAGTGGTACTTCAGGTATTGATGGTACTTCGGGTACAAGTGGAACAACAGGAACTAGTGGTACTTCGGGTATTGATGGAACCTCAGGAACAAGTGGAACTTCGGGAATAGACGGAACTTCAGGAACTAGCGGTACAACAGGTACATCAGGAACAAGTGGTGTTGACGGAACGTCAGGTACTAGTGGAACAGATGGTACTTCAGGTACTTCAGGTACAAGTGGAACAGATGGAACTTCAGGAACAAGTGGTGTTGACGGAACGTCAGGTACTAGTGGAACAGATGGTACATCAGGTACAAGTGGAACAGATGGAACTTCAGGAACTAGCGGTACGACAGGTACGTCAGGAACTAGCGGTACAACAGGTACATCAGGAACTAGCGGTACAACAGGTACGTCAGGTACTAGTGGAACAGATGGTACTTCAGGTACTAGCGGAACAGATGGTACTTCAGGTACTTCAGGTACAAGTGGGATAGATGGAACTTCAGGAACAAGTGGTACAACAGGTACCTCAGGTACTTCAGGTACTTCAGGTACAAGTGGGATAGATGGAACTTCAGGTACAAGTGGAACAGATGGAACTTCAGGAACAAGTGGTACAACAGGTACCTCAGGTACTTCAGGTACAAGTGGGATAGATGGAACTTCAGGAACTAGCGGTACGACAGGTACGTCAGGAACAACAGGTACAAGTGGTACTTCAGGAATAGATGGAACATCAGGAACTAGCGGTACGACAGGTACGTCAGGAACAACAGGTACAAGTGGTACTTCAGGAATAGATGGAACATCAGGAACTAGCGGTACGACAGGTACGTCAGGAACTAGCGGTACAACAGGTACATCAGGGACTAGCGGTACAACAGGTACCTCAGGAACTTCAGGTATAGATGGAACATCAGGTACTAGCGGTACTTCAGGAACTACAGGTACGTCAGGAACAAGTGGAACTAGCGGTACTTCAGGTACTACAGGTACAAGTGGTACGTCAGGAACAAGTGGTACTTCGGGTATAGATGGTACATCAGGAACTAGTGGTACTTCAGGAACTACAGGTACAAGTGGAACCACAGGTACAAGCGGAACATCAGGGACAACAGGTACTAGTGGAACTTCAGGTACAAGTGGGACAACAGGTACTAGTGGAACCTCAGGCATTGACGGAACTAGCGGTACTTCGGGAACGGATGGTACATCAGGTACTTCAGGAACGACAGGTACAAGTGGAACATCAGGAACGACAGGAACTAGCGGTACTTCAGGTACTACAGGTACAAGTGGTACGTCAGGAACAAGTGGTACTTCGGGTATAGATGGTACATCAGGAACTAGTGGTACAACAGGTACAAGTGGAACTTCTGGTGTTAATGGAACTTCAGGTACTTCAGGAACAACAGGTACAAGTGGAACTTCGGGTGTTAATGGAACTTCAGGTACATCAGGAACTACAGGAACTAGTGGAACTTCAGGTGTAAATGGAACTTCAGGAACAACAGGTACATCAGGAACAACAGGTACAAGTGGAACTTCGGGTGTTAATGGAACTTCAGGTACATCAGGAACTACAGGAACTAGTGGAACTTCAGGTGTAAATGGAACTTCAGGAACAACAGGTACATCAGGAACTACAGGTACTTCAGGAACTAGTGGAACAACAGGTACAAGTGGTACATCAGGTACAAGTGGAACCTCAGGTGTTAATGGTACATCAGGTACATCAGGAACTACAGGAACAAGTGGTACGACAGGTACATCAGGAACTAGTGGTACTTCAGGAACAACAGGTACCTCAGGCACAAGTGGGACATCAGGAGTAAATGGAACATCAGGAACAAGTGGAACTTCAGGTATTGATGGAACATCAGGAACTTCGGGTGTTAATGGTACATCAGGAACAACAGGGACTAGTGGAACTTCGGGAACTAGCGGTACGACAGGAACAAGTGGAACTAGCGGTACGACAGGTACAAGTGGAACTTCGGGTGTTAATGGAACTTCAGGAACAACAGGGACTAGTGGTACGACAGGTACAAGTGGAACTTCGGGTGTTAATGGAACTTCAGGAACAACAGGGACTAGTGGTACAACAGGTACTTCAGGAACTACAGGTACAAGTGGTACATCAGGTACTACAGGAACTAGCGGAACCTCAGGTATTAACGGAACTTCAGGTACATCAGGAACAACAGGAACAAGTGGAACTTCGGGAGTAAATGGAACATCAGGTACTTCGGGTACTACAGGAACAAGTGGAACTACAGGTACATCAGGTACTTCGGGTACTACAGGAACAAGTGGAACTTCGGGTGTAAATGGTACATCAGGAACTAGTGGAACAACAGGTACATCAGGAACAACAGGTACATCAGGAACAACAGGAACTTCAGGTACTTCAGGAACTACAGGTACAAGTGGTACAACAGGAACGAGTGGTACTTCAGGTGTTAACGGTACATCAGGTACTTCGGGTGTAAATGGTACATCAGGTACTTCAGGAACAACAGGAACTAGCGGAACAACAGGTACATCAGGAACTAGTGGAACTACAGGAACTAGCGGTACAACAGGTACATCAGGAACTTCGGGTGTTAATGGAACATCAGGAACAACAGGTACTTCGGGAACTAGCGGTACGACAGGAACAAGTGGAACAACAGGTACGAGTGGAACTTCAGGTGTTAATGGAACATCAGGAACAACAGGTACTAGTGGAACTTCAGGTACTAGTGGTATTGCTAATATACTGAACAATGCTAATAATAGATTAACCACCGCAACTGGTAACTCAGGTGAATTACAAGCTGAAACAAATGCGACATTTGATGGTTCAACATTAAGAATTACTGGTGATACTGTAATGACAGGTTCATTAACCGCAGCATCCAAATCATTCGATATCCCTCATCCAACTAAAGAAGGTTATCGTTTAAGATATGGTGTCTTAGAGGGACCAGAACATGGAGTTTACTTTAGAGGTAGTACAACACAAAAAGTAATTGAATTACCGGATTATTGGGTTGGATTAGTTCATGAAGATAGTTTTACAGTGAATCTAACCTCAATTGGTAAACCTTGTGAAAACTACATTGTTGAGATTAAAGATAACAAAGTCTTTATAGATAGTGGTTGTGACGATATTAATGTATTTTATTTAATATACGCAGAACGAAAAGACGTTGAGAAAGTTTTATTGGAATATAAACCAATAAAATAATAATAAAAAAAGGGACATTAAGTCCCTTTTTTTATTTAATTAAATGTTGTATTTGGTCTATAACCATTTTTGGTGTGATTGAGGTATGACATTCGAATTGTCTTTCAGTTCCTTTATGTACGGGGCACCAATTCCAATCTCCTTTATCGAAGGTAAATTCAGGATTATTCCAACATCCATTACATACTTTTTTATTTGTAATTCGAGTACAATTTATTGTAAATTCGTGGTCATGTTGGGTAAAATTACTAATCATAACAACTTCTTTACCTAATCCCCAAGCTAACCAAGATAAACCACTTGATAAACCTATAAAGAACTCACTGTGATTAATAACACTTATGGTGTGAGACATAGATGTGTTTTTAATTTTATTTACGTTCTCAAATGGGTTATCCTCTTTTGAAACATTTATTATTTTATAACCTAAACTATGAAGATGATTAATTAATGTTTGCCACGCTTCTCTTGTCCAAAATTTACATCCTGCCGTTGAATTAGTTGCAATGGTGACATATTTCTTCTGATAAGGTCTTGGATTAGTAGGGTTATGTATTTTTGGTTGTATTTCAACATAATCTAAACCTAATATGTTAGTTATTGTTTGTTGTAATGGTATTAAATTAGGTTGAATTGGTTCTTTATTTTTATCGTAGAACCATCCAATAGAATACATTGCAATTAAATTGGGTACAGGTATGCCTGGTGTTACAAATTCGATTTCCGGATACTCACTTTCAAATAAATGATTCCAAAACGTTGACACAATAACTTTACAATTGTGTTTCTTTTTGAACTCCATAACATAAGGAATCCATGCAATTGAATCACCTAATGATTTACTATCAAATGCGATATAAACTCTCTTGTTTGTAAAGTCTAAGGTATTATCATAGATAATAACATTATCACGAGTTACAGTCGTTCTCCATTTGGTGTAATAATTTCTACTTAGTTTAATCCAATGATTTGGTTTTATTGTGTTTTCATAATGACAAACACCTTCTTCGTCAAAGAATTTAATATTATAGTCTTTATCACCTGTTCCTTTTATTTCTAAAAATGGTTCTTTAACAAAATGTTGAAATATTTGAACTTCTTCATCAATAATAATTTGTTTCTTTATTGGTTGATTTAATATTCGTTGATATAATTCATAATTTTTTTCAGCAAATTCTTTTGCGGTGTATAAAGGAAACTCGTAAACTTTTTCATCTTTGATTAAATCTAAAAGTTGATTTTTCATATCAAAAATATCACCTGACATTTGTTTAATGTAAGGCGTAAACATATCCATATATTGTGGTAGGTTTCTTGCTAATATTTTTAATCCGTAAGAAATACCTTCTCGTAATACTAATGGATTACATTCCCAAGTTGAATTAAACATTAACACATCAGCAGCGGCCATAAAATCACTAACATTGTCTTTCTCACCCCACACTCTAACGTTAGATGGTAAATTTTTCATTATTGGTTCCCAATAATTTTGGAAGTTTGGGGCTTGGTTTCCGATGAAATGAAATTCTAACTCAGGGTAAAAATTTTCAACTAATCGTGCAATTTCAACACCCTCTTCTTGATTTTTACCTGATGTCCATAATCCAACATTTATTATATGTGTTTTGTTTGGGTCTAAACCTAATTTATTTTTTGCACTTTCTTTTGATAATACAATTGTTGGGTTATAAGGGAATTCAATTACTTCACCATGTGATGGCATATTCGTAAAGGTTACTTCCTTATGGAATGGTGAACAAAATGAATACGAGTCAGGGTGGAATATTTTTTCATTATCCGGTTGGAATACAACATTATGACAAGTTTCAACAACTCTCCAAGTTCGGTCATTTTTGTAAATGAAGTTCATTAATTCATTTGACAATTTATTATAATAATCAAACGATTCAATCATTTCATCCAAATGGATTACATCAAAATAATTTTCCTCAATAATTTTCTTTAATTCGTTTTTATCTTCACCTAATGTCCAAAAATGGGTTGATGGTATTAACTCTTTAATTCTGTTTTTTTGAACAACATAATGGTCACTATGGTTTGAATACTCCACAACAAATAACTCCATCTTATCTTGATAATATTTCAATAACGATTCAATTCGTTTTAATAGGAATGATGGCATACCTCCGGTTGATAAATGAGGAGCTAAAAACAATACTTTCATTTTGTCATTACCATCAATTATTTCAAACATTTTATCAATTTCTGATTGACGTTTTTCTCCGTGGAAAACTTTTATGTTATTTTTGTCTTCAGGTATTGTGTAAAATTCTCTAACTGTTGTACGTTTGTTTCCGTTAAATTTGAAGAAGTGTTTTAGTGTGTCAGCTCCTGTAACATTAATGTATGAAATTGGTAATCCTTCATGATTTGGATTTATTTTCCATGTTAGTACATTGTAAATTGTTTCTTCATGATATGGAGCAATCTCTTTTAATGAAACTAATTTTGGTAAAATATCTTTAGTATCTTTCCATGTTCTTAAGAAATCTTTTGTGTTAGAATTACCGACCAAAAGATTTGTGGTCTTATAATAACTTCTTTGATTTGGTTGTAATCCCATGAATTTCATTAATGGCCACTCTAAAGTGTTTTCATAATCAATTGTGTTGTTTTCTTTCCAAAATGGATTCCCAACTAAAGAACCGTCAGGGTTAACTAATAAAACATATTCGTAAGGACCTAAAGTCGCTAATGGAAAATCTTTTACTTTTTCGCAATAATCAAATAGTTCGTCAATATTTTTATTTGCAATACTATCTGAATCAAGATAAACCCATTCATCTATAATTGAGGATGCGTCTAACATCACATCAACTTTAGCTCCTAATGTTAGGTATGTTCTAATTTGTTGTCTGTTAACATATGAATTACCATTAACGTTTGAAATAAAACTTGATTCATCAATCTCAGGTAGATTTAGGTTTAATCTAATACAAGTTGTTTCTTTTTGTAAATCACTTGAACCATCATAATCTATGGTATAAACAAAAATTTTATATTTAGAATATTTTTGAATACTTTTAACTAAATTTAGTGTAATGTGTTCATAATTTTCAGTTGTGTGAGTTATAAATGCTCTCATATTTAAACTTTATGTAATGATATTAAATTGTTGATTTTATTATAACCTTTAATTATAAAATTATTGGTATTTTTGAAGTTTGATAAGTTTAGTGAATACGGTTGTTTTGAACTCATGTCCATGTATTCTTGTTCTAAAATTATATTATTTTGGTCATCTAAAATTTGTAGTTTTAGATAAGGTAAATCAAGTAGTGGTTTAAATGATAGGGTACCGTTTTTTAATTTAACATTAACTACCTTACCACCTGAGAAATAATTTAAATCACTTAGTAATTTAATTCGGTCCTCTTTTTTATAACCGGTTACGTGTACAATGAAGTCTCCCGGATTCCATACCAAATTATTCACATCAAAATTATGGAAAACCATAAATGGTGAATTCATATACCAAAATCGATTCAGTATTTTTTCATCAATAATTTTAATGTGATTTGAAAATTCCGGTTTTATAATGGTTATTCTTGCCTGTCTACCCTCGTAGTCAAAAGTATTAATATCCATATTTTCCGGCCATCCATTGGCCTCCCATATGTCTTCTAATATTTTAATACCCATTTCGTCATTTTTAACTAAAAATTGACTTGTTATTGTATTATCAGTATTGAATGGGGTGATGGTTGGAGTGTCAATTGCGGGTATATTATGTGAGGGGACGATAAATGAATATTTTTCGTCAATAATGGTTTCCAATTTGATAGTTGGATTCATTATTAAACAATCCAAATCAATAAAAAACACCCAATCAAATTCATTTGATTTTAATAGTTCAATTGATTTTGATATTTTGTACCACGACGCGTGTCTATCAGTCTCTTCAACTTTATGTTTTATTAATGTGTAATTGTGTAATTCACAATATTGTTGAATGTTATCATCAACGGTTATTTTTTTCATTTCTTCGTAGTTGTCGTCATAAACAACTAAGACCGCAATTTTTTTAGTATCTACTTTTTTTTTTAACCACCAAGTTCCAAACCATTCTTTAGTTACTTGAGAATCATACCCATTTTTCTCACAAAATTCATCAACAGCCGGATTAACTCCAAATACTCCGTGATAGAAATTATTACTATAAATGTGTTTATCTTTTCCATTTTGGGTAAAATTAGGGTCTTTATTCCAATCCATGTTGATATAATCGTGACCACATAAATAACCGCCTTCTTTTACTTTAGGATACCATAATTCAATATCTTGAACAACATAATCGTAAGCGTGATTTGCATCAATGTAGACAAAATCTAAAGAATTGTCTTCAAACATATTAGAGGCGATTTCTGAGGTTGCTCTAACCATTACTGCTCTATCTTCAAATCCTTTAATGTTATTCATCGCTTCACCATAAATTTGAGTTTCATGATTACCGTGGTTACTTGCATCTAAGTATTCTTCATTTGATAGAGGTCTCCAAACATCAACCATATACAATGAACCTTCCCAATTTTCCATAATTTCTTTTGAGAACTCACCTTTAAATGTTCCTACTTCTACACCTTTTCCTTTTGGAAACTCTTTCCCAATTTCGTTTATTAAATCAATACGAGATATTTCTTTATGTTTCATAAGTTAAATTTTGTTTAAAATATACAAAAATTAAGAATAAAAAAAAGGGAATAGTAGCGAACTTTCCCTTTTTATATGTTACCATTACTGATAACGGTCCTAAATGTCCTCACTTGGAGGGTTTTTGTGTTCATTAAACTTATAAAATGTTAATAATTTTAATGAATCGTTATATTGTTTTTCAAGTCTATCTAATTCATCAATGGATGTTGCACCTTCACAGGCGTTATTGTAATTATCTTCGGCTTCTTGGATAATTTTTTCTATGGTTGAAAGAAGTTTCATATCTTATAAATATTCCCAACCCCTATCTTTATTTGTTTTTTAATAAAAGTATATTTCTTTTTGTATAAAACCCACTATGGGGTTATTTATAATAGTGTTAAAAAACAAAAAATAATATAGATGGCAAATGTTAGTTTGATGGCGTATAACGCAGGTAGTAATCAAGATTGGGCGTTAAATACCAGTAGGGTTTCAGTTGCTGTAAATAGTTCTGTTAATTTAACTAATTTGGATTGGTGCTCGACTTGTGGGGTATGTGATAATTATAATCTTCTAATTGATTCTTATTTTATGAATAAGACAGATGAAGAGTCTGCATTTATGTTATGTTATTGTACTAATGATTTAACGGATGAGAGTTTAATTAATCTTATTAATAGAATTGCGATAGCAAAATCCGAAGGTCCATTTCTAACTTTATTAACCGCGATGGATTGGGCGATTACAAATGGAATATTTGTAACCAATCAAAATTACCCACCAATTGTTACAAGTGGTAATACCTTAAATCTTGACGCAGGATTACCATCTTCATACCCAAAAACAGGTACTGTATGGTATGACTTAACTAATAATCCCAACAATAACGGAACATTGGTTAATGGTGTTACTTATAACTCAGGTTTAAAGGGTTATTTGGGTTTTAATGGTGCCAATCAATATGTTTCTTTTACAACACCAACAAATATACCAATCGGTAATTCAAATTACACTATAAGTGTTTGGTTTAATACTGATACTCTTGGGGAAAAAGGTCTTGTTGGGTGGGGTAATTATGGTGCAACAAATCAAGTAAATGCTTTCCGACTTACTTCTTCAGGATTGGTAAATTATTGGTGGGCAAACGATTTAAGTGTTACAACAACAATAACACCGGGACTTTGGTATAATGCGGTTGCTACTTTTGATGGTACTACAAGAAGTATTTGGGTTAATGGTGTTTTAATTGGTTCTGACACTCCTACCGGGCATAATGTTCCTAATGCTAATAACCTTACAATAGGATTAACAAATATAACTGAATATTTTGATGGTAATATCGGAGAAGTTCAAATTTTTAATAGAGGATTAACGTCGAATGAGATTGTAAATAACTATAATGCGTTAGTAACAAGATATAACGGGTCAGATACAAATATTTGTGTAACGCCAACTTATTGTCCTGTGTTAACTCAAACACCAACACCAACTAACACTGTAACACCAACAGATGCCCAACCAACTCAAACTCCAACCCAAACTTCAACTAACACTCCAACACCTACAAATACAGAAACTCCGACTAATACTCCAACTCAAACTAATACTGAGACGCCAACAAACACGCCAACAAATACAGAAACTCCGACTAATACTCCGACTCCGACTAATACTGAAACACCAACACAAACTATAACACCTACAAACACGCCAACAAACACAGAGACTAGTACTCCGACTAATACTGCTACTCAGACTCCAACTCCGACAAACACAGAGACTAGTACTCCGACTAATACTGCTACTCAGACTCCAACTCCGACTAATACTGAAACACCAACACAAACTATAACGCCAACTAATACAGAAACTCCAACTAACACTCCAACAAACACAGAGACTAGTACTCCGACTAATACGCCAACTAATACAGAAACTCCGACTCAAACACCAACACCTGCAAATACAGAAACTCCGACTAATACTCCGACTCCGACAAATACTGAGACACCAACAAACACGCCAACAAACACAGAGACTAGTACTCCGACTAACACTGCTACTCAAACTCAAACGCCAACAAACACGCCAACAAACACAGAGACTAGTACTCCGACTAACACTGCTACTCAAACTCAAACGCCAACAAACACGCCAACTAACACAGAGACTAGTACTCCGACTAACACTGCTACTCAAACTCAAACGCCAACAAACACGCCAACTAACACAATAACTCAAACACCTACTAACACTGCAAGTCAAACTCAAACGCCAACGAACACAATAACTCAAACACCTACTAACACTGCAAGTCAAACTCAAACGCCAACTAACACAATAACTCAAACTCCAACAAATACCCCTACCAATACAATAACACCAACTAACACAATAACTCAAACTCCAACAAATACCCCTACCAATACAATAACACCAACTAACACAATAACTCAAACTCCTACTAACACCGCAACTCAAACTCAAACACCTACAAGAACATCAACTCAAACTCCAACACCAACTGCAACTCCGATAATTTTTAACAGTTGTGATGTTGCATTTAATAATTCAGGAAATGTATATCATTATAATCCAACTCTTAATACTTCAGAGTTAGTATTATCAACTGGGATTGGTTCCCCTGATATTGCTATGACAAGTAATAAATTATGGTTATACAATACTACTGATATTTATGAATATGATTTAACATTGAGTCCGTTTAGTGTATCTCAAACGCCTAATAGAATAATATCTTATCCGGCAGGAGCGTATGGGGCAGGATTAGGGGCAATTAATAATACTACATTATTAATGGGTGGTTCTTCAATATATTCGTTAAATATTACAACAACAACTGCAACAAGTACTTTATTATTTAATTTACCATCCGGTACATTTGTTGATGGAGACATAGTTTATAATCCAACAACAACACACTATTTTGTAACATATTCGAATGGGTCTAATAGTTTTATTGGTGAATTCTTAAGTGATGGTACAGTTTGGAACTCCACCCAATTACCGTTTACTAATGCTTGGGGTATGTACATTGTTGGTACCACATTATATGTTGTACAGGGTACCCGTCAAGTATGGTCAATTAACCCTACAACCTTAGCAGCAACATTCGTACAAACAGTTGCTGGTGTTCCAGGTATTTCAGGAGCGGCACAATCACCAAGTTGTATTACAAGTGAATTTACACAAACCCCTACTCCAACACCTACAAAAACAATGACTCAAACGCCAACAAATACTATAACTAAAACCCCAACAAATACCCCTACAAACACAATAACACCAACAAATACTATAACTAAAACCCCAACAAATACCCCTACAAACACAATAACTCCAACAACAACACCTGAATGTTTGGCACCTGTTTTAAATAATATCGTTGATAATGGTTCAACTTTAACAATTAACTATTCATTACCTGCTGGTGGAGGTTCTTGTGGAGCTTTATTTTGGTATTCATCAACTGATGGAATAAATTATACAATAATTTGTACGGCATGTGCTTGTGGAAGTTCTTATACTTTCTCAAAACCTTTAGTTGCTACTTATTATAAAGTTTATCAAGGATGTAATACTTCACCGACTACAAGTTCATTTTCTAACGTTTTATTTTATTTAGCTCCAACTCAAACGCCAACTCAAACTAAAACACCAACAAATACACCAACTAATACACTAACAAAAACACCTACTAATACACCAACAAGAACTCAAACTCCAACAGTAACTCCAACCTTAACACCAACACCAACCGAAACACTACCAATAGTTTGTGTATGTTATACATTATTTTATACTAGTAGTCCACCATTTACCCCTTACATTGGGTATACAAATTATCAATATACTGCTTGTAATGGAACCGTAACAAATGTAGGTGTAGGTGAATTTGACTCGCCATTAGATGTTTGTGCTCAACAAGATAGTGTTGTAAAAACCGGTGGTGATGGTGATGGTTATTGGGAAATAGCGGTAAATGATTGTTGTTTACCTCCACCAACACCAACCCCAACACCAACAACACCACCATCTTTATGTTTAACAGACTTTCAATATGGTTTAAGCGCTTCTAATGCTTGTAATAACCCATTGCTTGATTTTAATTGTGCCGATAGTTGTGATTTGTGTTCAGCAACAATTTTAAATTCGGGTGACGGAGAGGGTAATTGTTATTTATCTCCTGCAACGGCGGGGTGGTATAGTGATGGAACAAATCGAAGATATTGGGACGGTACATCTTTTGGAGTTTGTTCTTTGTGTACTGGATGTTTAGTTTCCGATACCTTAATAACATTATCGGATGGGTCAACCAAATTAATACAAGATATTCAAGTGAATGATGTACTTAAATCTATTGATGTATCAGGAATGCCTCAACCTGCGAATGAGTGGTACTCTTGGAGTAGTGATACATTGAATTATGTTAGTTCAACATCAACGGTTATTAATTTTACAACATACGAATTTGATTCAGTTGTTAACATTAATAATGGTAGATTAATTGCAACCGATTCTCATAACCACGTTGTTAAACAAAATGGTGTTTGGTATATCAGAACAACATCAGAATTAAACGTTGGTGATGTATTATTGGATATTGATAATACTGAATTTGAAATTACTTCATTAGTGGTAATTACAGAACCAACAACGGTTTATGATGTTGACGTTAATAATAGTAACTTGTATTTTGCGAATAATGTCTTAACACATAACAAATAAAGTATTTATCTTTTCTACGACCTTATCGTCTTTATTTGTTTTTTAATAAAACTATATTTCTTTTTGTATAAAACCCACTATTGGGTTATTTATAGTAAAACAAATTTGAATGGCTTGTAAAGATTATGACATAATAATAAGTGCTCTTGATATTGCGAATGCAACAGGTAATAGTAATCCTGCTCAGAATGGTACTGTGTTTGTTGATTACACTGATTGTTATGGTACACCGTTTCAACTATCATATAGTAGTGCAGGTACTTATAGTAGTGCAGTCTGTGGTGACGATTCAATTCCTTTTGTCTTTTCTTATTATAATAATAATATAGGAACTATTGCGAGTAATAGTTATGAGAATCAACAAAGTGCATGTGCAACAGTTTGTTATAATGCGGATGCGACAGTTAGTTCAACTGACTTAGCTGACGCTACCGGAAATACTGATGTTAGTAAGAATAACAAAGTTTTCTTCCAATACGTTGATTGTGATGGTAATGGTCAAACAAGTGATGGGTATGGAACCGCAGGATTTTTCCCTGATGCAGAATGTATTTCAGGTATAACAAGTACATTTGCGATATATTATAAAAACGATGTCATTAATTACACAATTTTAAGTAGTTTAATTAATAATTATACTATTTGTGTTCCGTTAACTCCGACCCCAACTCCAACACCAACAAATACATCTACACCAACACAAACTCCAACAAATACTCAGACTTCTACACCAACACAAACACCAACAAATACAGAAACACCAACTCAAACACCAACAAACACAGGAACTCCAACACAAACGCCAACAAATACTCAAACTTCTACTCCAACTCAAACACCTGGTTGTTATTATATTGGTAAAGCTCTATACAGTGCTATTGATTGTGGTACGGCCTGTTCAACAACTTTACAAGTTGATTTATATTCAAATTTCGAGCCAATTGTACCGGGAGTGGTCTTATATTCGGATAGTTGTGTTACAACTGTTGTAGACGGTTATTATTCATTAGTTTCAACTGCGGGGCCAAGTAATTTAGGTTGTTATACAGTTAATGGTGGTAGTGGTGTAATAAGTTCATATTCTATTTGTCCAACGCCAACGCCGACACCAACTACTACTCAAACACAAACACCAACTAATACTCAAACACAAACGCCTACAAATACAGAAACTCCAACTCAAACACCAACAAACACTCAAACTTCTACTCCAACTCAAACACAAACGCCAACAAATACCGAAACTCCAACGCAAACGCCAACAAATACTCAAACTCCAACAAATACCTCAACACCAACAACAACTCAAACACCGACACCAAGTGTAACTGGTGGATATATTGTTCAATTTCAAAGTTGTACAAATTCATTAAACACTTTTAGATTTATTAATTTACCATCAACTTTAATTGTAGGGGAAACTTATTTAATTAGTGATGAATCTTTTAATGGATGTGCAACCGTTATTACTTATGATGGTTCAGGTCCAATATACAATGGTAATGGTAGTGTAATGACCCAAGTTTCTTCGGGATGTGGGGATATTTTATGTCCTAATGTTGGTAGTATTCCCGCAATCCTTACTAATTGTGGTAATGGTAATATTTTATATGCTAATGTCCAACAAGACACAGCGTTTGTTGGTGCAACTTACTATTATGAAGGGGCTTGTTATTCATTTATTGAATTTTCGGGAGAGGGTGGACCTGATTTAGGGGAACCTGATTTTTCGGATTGTCTTTATTGTATTCCAAGCCAAACACCGACTGCAACACCACTCCCAACACCTACTTTTACTCCAACACCTTCAACAACTCCATTACCTTGTACTAATAGTGTATATTGTTTCAGTACAACATTGTCTTCATTAACAGGATACACGGGTAATTATACGGTTGCCGGTAATTATAATACTTTACAATATTATTCAGGTAATTCTACCACAACTTCATTTATTTATTACACTGGTTCATATTGGTGTTTAAGTAATAGTTTAGGTGGTAGTTGTGTACTACAAGGGGCAACACCTTGTAAATCAGTATGTCCGGATATTTCGGCAAACGATTTTACTATTGGTGTGTGTCCTTCACCAACACCATTACCTGTTGATTGTACCACCTTTGATTTTAACGCCTATTTTGATTGTGATTGGGAACCAACACCAACGCCAATACCGATTATACCTTGTGGGGATGTAGATTTTGATTTCACAAATAATACTGTGACTCCTACACCACCAACACCGGTTGATTTATGTGAGAATACTGCAATTTTATTTAGTTTAAGTGGTTATACACCTGTTGGACCAACCGTTACTTCTACACCAACACAAATGCCAACTCCTGATATTCCTGTTGGAGGTCAAGTGACATTTAATATGTTAAATGAAGTGTTTAGTTGTGTATCGGTTAAGGTATTGAAATTATGTGGAACGAATACGGAAATTTATACTAATGATAGTTTAACTTATTTAGGTATTCCAATAACTACCGGTACTACATTCTTGGCGTTAATGAGTTATCCTAATGGGAATAATGTTCAAGAATGTGTTACATATGTCAGAGATGACTTTAATTTCTCATCTGACTCAACTATCGCGGCTATTTACAATGTTTATGGTAACTGTGGTTCTTGTTCGGTATTAACGACACAAACTCCGACACCAACGGTTACACCAACTTTAACTACAACACAAACACAAACTCCGACACAAACATTAACAAGGACTCCAACAAATACTCCGACTCAGACATTAACACAAACCCCAACAAGAACACCGGGTGGAACCCCAGCATCAACACCGGCTGGAACTCTAACTCAAACACCTACAAATACCCGAACACAAACACCAACACCAACATTAACAAAAACGCCAACACCAACACCAAATTATTATTATGTATTCCAATCTTGTCAACCTGTTTCTCCTCAAACGGTAAAATCAATGGTTGGTCAATCATTACCTCATGGTTTATTAGTAGTTGGTCAAGTAATTAAAGATTCATCTAATGTTTGTTGGGAATATCTTGGAAGATATGAGACTAACTATGCATATCCATCGAATGTAATTTGGAGTACATTCCAAGGGGATAAATTTAGTAATATCACAACAACATTTAGTAATTGTGCAGCTTGTTCAACTCCACCGGCAATACCTTGTAATGGGTCATTAACTACTACCGGGGAGGCGGGGTATTATGAAATAATAAATAATATTGGTTCTAATACAGGAAATGTAACAATAACATTTAACGCTCTGTCTGTTCCTGATAGATTTCAAATATATTGGAACAATACATTAGTTGCGGATTCATTATTTGTGGGAGATGACCTTAACACAAATAGTCCTACAAGAACAACTTATGTTAATGAGATACTTAATGCTAGTACATTAACTAAATACATATATGTTGGTACCGGAGGAAATGCAGTATTTAATGGTATCCCAAATTTTGCTTGGAGTACTAATGGTACTATTTCAGTATCATATACAAATGCGGATATTGCACCAAATACCTCAACAAGAGCAAGTGGAAGTGTTGGAAACCAAATAGGTGTTGTTGCTAATATTCCATCTCCTAGCGCTAAAAGCTCTGATGGGGATGTTAAATTAACGTTTAATAAGACATTGGCTGAACCTGGGACAATTAGAATAGTTGCCATCGGTGTTAATGGAGGTACTGGGTGGAGAATTACTAACCTAACTTGTCCTCCCCCTTTATAATAACTAAATAAAAAATGGCAGTACAAGTAACAATTAGTAGTATAACAGGACAATCACCTTATGACGTTTACATATGTCAAAGTAATGGTAGTGGATGTTTCTACGTATCGACAATAACAACAACACCGTATGTGTTTGATATACCAGCACCATACGATACATCATCGTCCTATCTATTAAAGGTGGTTGATGCGAATAACTGTACAATAAGTGGAATAGAAAACGTAATATGAGTCAATTAGTAACAATAACATCAGTAACTGCTAATACACCGGTCGACATATACTATTGTGATTCGTTTAGTGCGAATTGCGTATTTGTTTCTACAGTATCGGTATTTCCATTTGAATTTGATGTTCCATCACCATATGATGAGACGAATTTTGTGGTTAAAATTATTGATACGCAGGGATGTAATGTTGGTGATACGGTACTTATTACTCCAACACCAACTAGTAATGTGACGCCAACAGTTACTCAAACACCAACACAAACTTTAACTCAAACACCAACACAAACAGGTACACCAACCACTACACCAACGCAAACAGGTACACCAACAATGACACCAACAAATACGTCAACTCCAACTCAAACACCGGTAGTTGCAATTCATTATGTTGGTCAAAACACATTTACAACTTCAGATAATGTTTGTAATGATACTATGACAATATTACCTTACTACACTTATCTTAGTGAGGCTAATACAATTCCTGTGATAGGCGCAACAGTTTATCAAACATTTGCGAATGGGGTTTTATACAATCCTCTAATTGGTGGTGGTAAATTCTATAAAATGAGTTTTGGTTTATATTATTATTGGGTTCAAGTTGATGTTAATGGGCAAATTCTTAGTTTTGGAATTTGTCAAAATTCAGTTACTCCAACTCCAACTATTACTTCAACTGTAACTCCTACAAATACTCAAACGCCAACAACTACTCAAACACCAACTAATACTCAAACATCTACACAAACACCAACTAACACTCAAACTCCGACTAATACTCCAACACCTTCAGTTACTATAGGATTAACTCCTAGCGCAACTTCAAGTAATACACCAACACAAACACCTACACAAACAGAAACACCTACACAAACTCCAACTAACACACAAACGCCAACAAATACTGAAACTCCAACACAAACACCAACAAATACAGGGACACCAACTAATACACCAACCAACACGCCAACAAATACAGGGACACCCACTAATACTCCAACCCCAACACCAACCAGAGCGTTACCTATAACTGTTGGGGTGGGACAATCACCATATTCGTTAACTGAGGACTCTTTGGGTAATGTGTATGTTGGAAATATTAATAGTGATAATATTAGTAAAATAACACCATCAGGGGTTTCATCGATATTTAAAGCGGGTATAACTTCACGCGTTTTGGCAATGGATTCTTCTGATAATCTTTATGTTCCTGATACCGGTGGGTCAGGAAATCTTTATAAAGTTGAACCTAACGGGACAACAACTATTGTTGGAACTTTTCCTCCTAGCCAAACTAATATTCGAGCGTTAATATTGGATGGTATAGGAAATTTTTATACTTGTTATAATGAATATGTTGTTAAAATTGATAATTTAGGGGTTTTAACAACATTTGCGAATGTTAGTGGTGTTGTTGGGGGAGTTGTTGATTTAAGAACTATGGTTGTGGATAGTTTTGGTAATTTATTTGCAGTAAATGATAACCCTCTAAATCCATTAGTTGTTAAAATTACAACCGGAGGTACTCCTTCTGTTTTTGCAACATTTATAGGGGCTGCTGCAGATATTGCAATAGACTCTTCCAATAATCTTTATGTTAATCGTAATGATGTGGGAGTTGTAAAAATTACACCATTAGGAGTTGTTAGTTATTTAGGTACTACAACAAATAAAGGGGAAGGAATAGTATTGGACCCTCAGGGTAATATCTATACAACTAATACAAGTAATCAAAAAATATATCAAACAACGCAATTAGGGGTTAGTACTATTTTTGGGTCAACACAATCAGCTCCATTTCAATTATTGTATTCAAATAGTGGAAAAATATATGTTGCGAATTGGGGTTCAGATACTGTTACGATTGTGTAAACTAAAAACAAATAAAAATATAATTATAGAATAAAGAATAATGGCGTGTAAAAATTATGACATAACGATAAGTCCTATTGATATTGCTGCTGCAACAGGTAATATGGATACTTTTTTAAATGGTAGGGTATTTGTCGGATATACTGATTGTTATGGTAATTCATTAACCATTAGTTATAATGCTGCTGGTACATATAATAACGCATTTTGTGCTAATGACCAGGTCAAAATTACCTTTATTTATTATAGAGCGGATTTAGGTTTAGTTGCAACTAATAGTTTTGATACTCAAGATGGAATTTGTACACCGACACCACCTCTATGCCAATGTATAACAGTTGTGGACTTTGGAGGGTCTACTCCTTATCAATACACTGATTGTTCAGGTCTTATAATATCTACCACATCACCACCGAACCCATCTGTATTCAATATTTGCGGTAGTAATCCTTCAACAAGTGCTCCAAAGTTTATGAAATTTACTATTGGTGACACATGCAGTGATGGTGTTAATTGTGATATACCGTGTTTAGATACTTGTAGTATTTTGTTTAATGATTTTGATGTAATTTACGGATATGATTATACTTCGAATATTTCTACGAATTTAAATCCGTATTTTGATATTGCACCTATTGGTGGTTCTGATATTGCACATACCATCACTAAATTATGGGTATATGATAGTTCTATGATAATGGAGTATGACATAACCCTATGTCCATTTTTCGCGACATTTAATAGAAATATTACCTTACCCCATCCCTTAGGTCCTGGTTTAGCAGTGATAGATGATACTACATTAATAAGTTCATATTTGACTAATATTGTTCAAATTGATATCTCAGGACCTTCTGCGACAGTAACAACCCAATTCCCGATGCCTTCAGGAAGGGATATTTCTGGTGATATGGTTTATACATACTCTGCACCACATAAGTTAATTTGTTCATATGTTGATAATACTGATACTACATACATCACCCAACACGATTATAGTACAGGTGTTGTTGAAGTTGATGTCATCGTTTCTCCAACAATACCTGCCCCTTATGGTATGTTTATGAATTCAGGTGACTTATATGTTTGTAATGGTGGTGGTCAGTTGTATAATTTTGGATTAACTCCTCCATATAATTTAACATATACTAAAACCGTTTCGAATACTATCGGGGGTGCCTCACAACCACCAATATGTGCGGATATCACAATTATGGGACCTACCTCAACGCCTACTCCAACACCAACAAATACCCCAACACTAACAAATACCCAAACACCAACAAATACCCAAACACAGACACAAACACCAACAAATACCCAAACACAGACACAAACACCGACTAATACTTTGACACCAACACAAACACCTTCAACTACTCCAATTAGTTGTGGGTTTGGATTAATTAAAACAAATAGTGAGTATTATTACACTGATTGTTGTGGTAATTTTATTTCAGGTTTTAACAATACCGGTGATGGATTACAAGTAAGTTTTAATTATAACTTACCAAGAAGTGGTGTGGGTAAATTAAATGTACCGGTAACAACTTTATGTTTGTCTCCAACGCCAACTCCAACTCCAACAATAACTCCAACCAATACTGCAACTCCAACAATAACTCCAACAAATACTATAACACCTACACAGTCAGTTACACCATCCGTTACCCCATCAAATCGCCCGGTAACTAGATTACAAAACGATTGTGATGTTATTACATTATTTGATTTGGGTGTTAGTTGTAACGTAATTCAATCACCAACGGAAAGTAATCCGGAAGGTGGTATTTTATCCGTAAATGTAACAGGTGGTACTGCACCATATACTTTTACTTGGAACGGTAATGGAGGTCATAACCAAACTTTATTTGGAATACCTGCTGGAAGTTATGAAGTGGTTGTAACAGATTATGCTTGGCCTGACGGTGGACCTAATGGGGTGTCTGACTATACTGCCACAACAATTTGTGTATTAGCAGGTCCAGTACCTACATCAACACCAACAATGACACCAACACCGACTCAAACAAAACCTGTTCAATGTGTTGATTTATGTTTTATTGGAATTGCTCCGTTTGGAATTCAAAATGAAGGTCCAATACAATTTGTTTGTGATGGTACTCAAAACGGTAGATTTAGATGGACCAGCGATGCAAGACTTGATATTATTTGGAATCCAATTAATAACCGATGGGAAATTTATCAAAAGTACATAACACCACTAGTACCATATACTTTAGGTGGTGGTATTGTTGCTAGTACTACATTTGATTTAATTCCTGATTCTGCTTGGCAAGTATTTGGTGGTGATATCGACTATTCAATAACAATGACAAGAGGAGAATGTCCATTTGTTATACCATTACAGGTTAGCGTTGATATTACAAATACTTCTTGTCAGGACCTTACAAACTGTAATGGTAGTTTAACAATATTAGCGGAAGATGGGTATCCACCTTATTTGTATAGTATTGATGGTGGTTTGACTTATTCTGAAAATTACGTATACAATAATTTATGTGCAAATGATTATTTGGTTAACGTTGTAGATTCGTTTAATAACGTTTATTCATCAGGTGTATCAATTGATTATGATTCACTGCCGGTAACATATCAATTAACATTATCTGCTGGAGGTTTTACGACAAGTACAATTGATAATGTTTCTAAAACGATAAATCGAGTTGTAATTTTATCGGTTAATCCACCTTTGCCGGTTGGAGTGAGTATAACGTTTAATCTAACATCGACAGCGTTAAGAACTATTAATAGTCCTGGTGTTGCTAATTCATCGGTTACTTGGTCGGTTACTAAAAACGGACAACCTGTTAATACAGTTGTAGGGCCAACGACTATTGTATCTCAAGGTACTCGACCATTTTGTTCAGTTAATGATACTCAGTTAATTAATACGACAGATTATACTAATTCAATAACAATTACTAATGGAGATGTTATTAGTATAATGTCAAATACTGTCAATACAATTACAAATGGGCAAGTATCTTCTCAAACAAATTGTACAACAAATATTAAAACAGAAATATCTGCGGCAATACTAACACCAACGATTAACGGTAGTAATTGCAGTTCTGTTGTTGGTAGTTCAACACAAATTCAAACAAATGAGTTTACATATGTCCCTGTAGTGATGGTGACACCATTAAACTTTGATGTTAATTATACTTGTAATAGTAATCCAACTACCGCTAATGTTTCAATAACTAATATAGTTGGAGGTAATACACCATATCAAGTAGGTTCAACAACTTTTACGAGTCAAGCAGCTGCCTTGGCAAATACATCATGGGTTAATAATAGTACTATTTCATATGAGGTGAATTCGAATAATCTATATTGGGTTGCGGTTAAAGATTCTACCGGTACCATATTATCTAAATCTATCTCTGTTGTTTGTACAACACCACCAACTTGTGTTGACCCTGGATTTAATGGAGGGGTTCTCGTTATCAATCAACAAAGTGATGGAAAAATATTAGCAGGTGGGGCTTTTACCTCGTATAATGTAAACCAAGCGGTTGCTGACTTAGCTCGATTAAATACAAATGGTTCTTTGGACGCGGCTTTTACTCCGTCTCCAGGTTTTACCAGTGGTTTAGTAAATGATGTGGCAATTCAATCGAATGGTAAAATTATTGCTGGAGGTAGTTTTGTTTCGTATAACGGTTTTGCACAGAAGTATTTAGTACGATTAAATACGGATGGTGCTCGTGATACTTCGTTTAATTTTGGTCCGGGTATAACACAATTTAATGGTTTTGTTAATACAATTGCAATTCAAAATGATGGACAAATACTTGTTGGTGGGGATTTTACTGATTTTGAAAGTAATTCTATAAATCCAAATCAACAAAATAGAATTGTTAGATTAAATTCTACTAATGGTAGTAAAGACCCATCATTTGTAATTGGAAGTGGATTTGGAGATGCTGTTAATGTTATTAAAATACAATCTGATGGTAAAATTTTAGTTGGTGGCGGTTATACGACGTACAAGAGTCTAACTCAAAGATATTTAATTAGATTAAATACTGATGGTTCTAAAGACACAACATTTAATGTGGGTTCAAATTTATCTTCCACAGGTCTTAATGGACAAGTTAAATCAATTGCAATTCAACCTGATGGTAAAATTCTCGTAGGTGGTTTATTTACGACATATTTTGGTGTTAGTCAAAGATTTATAACTCGATTAAACACTGACGGTTCATTAGATTCTAGTTTTAATATAGGTTCAGGTTTTGATAATTCTGTTGAGTCAATTTTTGTTCAATCAGATGGTAAAATTCTTGTAGGAGGAGGTTTTACAACATACAAAGGACTATCGCAAAAATACATAGCTCGATTAAATACTGACGGTTCGTTAGACACAACATTTATTATTAATAATAGTTTTAGTAGTGCGGTGTTTGATATCTACGTTAAATCAGACGGTAATATTGCGGTGGGTGGTGTATTCACAGGATATAATGGAAACAACAATGCTCTACGTTTTGCGACTTTAAGTCCGACAGGTCAATTATTGGTTTGTAATTGTATTGATTGTTAAATTTAATAAAAAAAAAATAAAAACTATTTATAGATAATGTCATACATAATTAAAAATACTGCGGGACTGATTAACACAAGATTAACTGATGTTGGTAGAAGATACCTATCACAGGGTAATTTTGATATTGCTTACTTTCAAATTGGTGATAGTGAGGTAAATTATACCGCACTAAAAACCGCTTCACCTGCGTATAACCAAACAAATAATAACATTTTGATGCCAGCATTTAATGCTCAAAATGATACGGCTTCTCCTCAAACAAACAAACAGAATATTAAATATCCTTATTATGTTCAAGGGAATGCTGGTGGTACTTATGGTATTCCATATATGGATAGTATTGTACAACCAATTTATAATTCTGCAGGTGTGAAAGGGTTTTTTATGACAGGAGGAACTCCCGGAAATTGGGAAGTTCAAACAAGTTCTGCCTATACTGTCACATCTAACTATCAAGTTGATATGACAACATTAGTTGGTCAATCAGTTATTGATATTACGTTAGATAATGTAATCTGTTCACCAACTACAGGTACTCCGTCTATTGGAGATTTTGTTACAATTATTTATGATGGTAATGGTAGTTGTACTGATGTTGGAACTTATTCTGTTTTAACATATAAGATTCAAGATTTAAGCCCAACAATAGGAACAACAGGTACTACAACTTGGACATTAACATTAGATAGGTCAGTACCTGATTATACAGGTAAAGTTTTAGGAGCTGAGAAGGGTCGTGTTTTAATTTATCCTTCAGGGATGACTGTTATTTATGATACCATAACACCGGCACCTTATTGGGAGACAGATGCGTTTAACTTTGAAACTCCGTGTGATGTCTCTCAAAGAGAAAATACTCCAATTTGGAATATGAATATTCCATGGACTGAAAGCCCTGCTGGACTAAATAGTAATCAATATGAAGATTTTACTAAATATGGTTCTGCTAGTTACATTGGGACTAAAGAATACTTAGGGTATAATGAACCAAGTGGGCAGACTTTCTATGTAAGTTCAACTAAACCTGCTGAAATTACTGACACATTCTATTATAATTCATACGATGAGAAAGTTATGGTCACACCTCAAGACCAAAAAGCGATTGCAATTATTCATTATACAAATCAAGATATTGATAATGTTTATGGTGAAAAATTTGCAACAACACCATATGACCCTCAAAATCCTACTGATAATACAGGTTTGGCGAGACATTTTAGATTGACAATTCCAACCTTAATGTGGCACAAATCTTCAGGTGATACAGTTGGTCAAACATTTTGGATTGACCCACCTGGTGATTATGATGTATGTACACCATATTATGTTAAGTCAACAAAAAATGTTGATATGAATGACCCTGGTATTAGATATTTCCATTTATGGGATACTAATCCGGATGATAATGGGAACTTAAACAGAATTGGTAAAGTGTTTCCTGACCAAGAAATTGTTGTTATTGATGATGAAGAAGTTATTGCTGCAATGTCGTATAAGTCAAATAGAAACTGGACATTACCGGCACCTAAATTATCATTATTAACTCCAAATAGTTGTTCTCCAACACCAACATCTGCTCAATGTTTAGTTACAAGTGAACTTCAAAGTGTTTGGGTAACATATAGATTTGATTCAACAGGATTTACAGATTCATTACATTGTAATTATTATTCAAGAATTGATGGTAACGCAGATGTAATAACAAACCCTAAAAATCTTGCAGTTCAATTTGGTTCTGAGTTTAAATTTTTAAATCAACCTCTTAATACATATACAAGTGCCGATTTAAGTGGTTATTCCGCTAACTCAATGAAATTATTGGTTCAGGTTACAAATCAAAATGAAAAACCAATACCTACTGCTTGGAAAGAAATTGATGTTACTTCTGAAATTAGCGGTAGTTCAATTAATGGTTATATTACAATGAGTGGTATTACGGGAACTACATTCCAAATTGACGAAGTAATTTATGATAATGCACCAATTTATAATTTAGCTGATTATATTGACCTTCCTGAAAATGGCCAAACAGATTATTTGAATTTTGGTGATGAATATTATTTCTATGGTAATTTAGAAACCGATATATCAGCAACAATTTATGAGATGAAATATCTTGTGAATCTTGGTAGAAATCAATTTACAAATACCTCAAATCCAACATGGATGTCAGGAACAACTTCGTATGTAACGGAGATTGGTCTTTACAATGCCCAAAAAGACCTTATGGTTATATCTAAACTACAATCACCTGAATTACGACAAGGTATTCAACAGTTTGTGGTTAAATTAGATTTCTAAATATGGCAAAAAACATGAGGAAGGATTCCCCGAAAGTATTGGGGCTTGACGTATCAACCAAAACAATTGGTTGGTCGTTATTTGATATTCAAAGTAAAGAATTATTGGAATTAACCCACATATCACCAGTTCCAAAACCAAAAGTTGAGGATAAGATTGAGGAGTTAATTCTTAAGAGTAATATCTTTAGACAAAAGTTAGAGGAATATGCGGGTATGGGAATTAAATATGTGGTTATTGAAGAACCATTGTTAAACTCAAATAACGTATACACTGTGGGTACTTTAATGAGGTTCAATACATTAGTTTGCAAAGAAGTGTATGATATCCTTGGAGTTATACCACAATTTATTTCAACATATAATTCAAGAAAATTTGCATTCCCTGAATTGGTTCAAGAGAACGATAAAGGTAAGTTTGTTCTTTTCGGTGGATTACCAAAAACTATTGATAAGAAAAATATTATATGGGACTTAGTTGCCAAAAAAGAACCACAGATTACGTGGCAATACACTAGAAATAGTACATTAAAGAAAGAAAATTTTGATATGACCGACGCCTACGCTTGTGCTTTAGGTTATATGAAAATGAAAGAAATTTGGTAGATTAGAAAAAATGTTATATCTTTGCTTGACAAATTAAAGTTAAGGTAATGATTAGAAAGGACATTGACACTAAAAATCTTCGAAAAACAATTTTAAAGTTTTCAAAAGACATTCCTACAGTTGGTGAACGACATAGGGGTGTCTTTTCTATTACAGGGTATAGGGTTTATAATAGTCCACCAAGTACCGGTTATGTTGAGGTTGATGTGGTATTTAAAGGTGAGATAGAGGCGGGTCTTTCTTCCATTCGTCCTGATGAATGGTTTACTGCAGATGTTAAAAATAGTGACCGGTATCATATTTCACGGGTTAGACTTGGTAGATTCTTAAGAAGTCAGTTACTTAAAGATATTAATAACCACATGGTATATTTTGATGTTAAAATTAAATATGTGAACTCAATAAAAACAATAAAATGGATATAGCTTTTTTTATAATTTGGGGTATTGCAACCCTATGGTGTATTTTAATAATACCAATCGGTAATAAAATTGAAAAACTTGATGATAGTAGTCGTTTGAAACAATGGTGGAAAAAACATATTGCGGATTGGGACTTTTATGATAAATCAAAATAATTTCTTATACTTAGAGAATGGATGAAGAAGTTGAGGTATTAGTTGATTTACTAACCGATGTGTTAGGTAAAGCCAAAAATCATTATGAGTCAAAAGCACAAATTTCTTTTGACTGTCCTGTCTGTGCGAATGAGAAAGGTTTAGATAAGGGTGATGGTAAAGGAAACTTGGAAATCAACTATAGTAAACACGTTTATAAATGTTGGGTTTGTGGTGAATCAGAAGGTACCCAAGGTCCATTAGGCCGACTGTTTGATAAACATGGAACAAAAGAACAGAAAAAGGTTTATAACTTAATAAAACCTGAGGAGTTAAAAGTTCAAGAGGCCAAGAAAACTCAATTAAAACTTCCGGAGGGGTACACTCAATTTAAAGACTCCAATCCAAGATTTATACCACACGCTGAAGCTTATCGATATTTGAAATCTCGAGGTATTACGGATGAGATTATTGAGAAATACCAAATAGGATATACCGTGAGTGGTGAATTTGCTTATAGAGTTATCGTACCATCATTTGATAAAAACAATAGGTTAAACTATTTTATTGCTCGTTCATGGGTTCCAAATAAGATGAAGTATAAAAACCCTACTGCCGCTAAAGATGAAATCATATTCAACGAAAGTAGGATAGATTGGTTTAAAGATGTTTATTTGGTTGAAGGAGCGTTTGATGGGTTCTTTTTAGATAATTCAATTGCTATGTTAGGTAAGAAAATGAGTTCATTATTATTCGAGACTCTATATGAAAATGCGTTAGGTAAGATTATTATTTGTTTAGATGAGGACGCTTGGGATGATGCTTTCAAATTATATCATGAATTAAATGGGGGAAGATTATACAATAAGATTAAAATAATTAAACCACCTAAAGATATGGACGTTGCGGACTTAAAAGGTCAGATTGACGAATACTATTACGAAATAAAATAATAAAAAAAATATGATAGAATTAAAAACTATTGCACAAGAAATACGAGAACTAATTAGTCAAAGACAACAAGAATTAGGTCTTACTTTTGAAGAGGATAATCACATCTATACCATGAATGGTAAGACGGATTATCCTTCTGTGTCTAAAGTACTAAAGAAATTTTATACGGAGTTCCCGACGGAACAAGCAGCGTATAATAAAGCTAAGGGTGACCCACAAAAACAACAAGAATTGATTGAGGAGTGGGCGGCAGCCGGAACCTACTCAACCAATATGGGTAGTAGAGTTCACTTTGTCCTTGAAAAAGAAGTTATTGACCGAAATGGGTCTTACAAAGAAGTTAGACAACCAGTTTTTGAATGTGATAATACACAGATATTCAAGGGGGATAATATGATTACTGCCGGTAAAAACTTCCTTAACTTAATGGAACAACGAGGTGCGGTTCTACTTGATACTGAGATGGTATTGGGTGACCCGGAACTTGGATACACCGGACAACCCGATAAGGTATGGTTGATTATGAACATTCATCAAAATGAGTTTGGTTTGGTAATTACCGATTGGAAAACGAACAAACCAAAGAACTTCTTGGAAACAAGGTATACCAAAAGAATGTTGGAACCATATCAAAAACAACCTGATATTGCATTAGGTCACTACTTCGTCCAATTACCTTTATATGGGAAATTACTTATCAAAATGTTACAAGGGACCAAATATGAAAACATTAAATTGTATGGTTGTATTGTAACACACTTGAAAGAGACTGCCGAGTTTGATGAATACCGAGTACCAAAAGAGGTTATTACAACGACTTTGGAAATGGATATGAAAAAATATTTGGCCAAGTAAAAAACTTTATTTACCTTTGTCGTCAATATAAACCAAACAATATGTCAAAAATTGATGATTTAAGAGTTAAGTATTCCAGTTTAAAACCTGATAGCTTTAACCGATTAGTTAACGGAGACGAAACTCCGACAAAAAAATATGCGGAATTTTTATTAAAAACTTGGAGTAATAGAGCCAATAACGCGTGTGTTAGAACAATAGATAATTTGATTGACTTGGTTAAGAAATTCGATAGTCTTTTACCATATATTATTGAGAAAGACATTTACCATAAAAGTTATTTTAACATTAACGTGTTAAAAAATGTTGTAAATGTTGCCGAAGAAGAAAAAGACTCAAAGACATTTGATAGGGTGGACCATATTGAAGTTTTATATGAAGATGATGAAACTCTTTTCGTTATCCCAAAAACTCATAAAGGTTCGTTAAAATATGGTTCCAATACGAGATGGTGTACTGCCTCAAAAAACAATCCTGCGACGTTTAACAATTATACTAGAAACGCCTTACTTGCTTATTTAATTGATAAAACAGATAAAACGACTCCTCAATATCGAAAGTTGGCGTTTTATTCTAATTGGAATAACGTCGGGATAACAAGTGCAATTGAAATTTATAATACATCAGATAGTACTTGTCAAGATAAGTTAATTACGAGTGGTGGTTGGAGTGATGAGACACTTCTTAAAATGGTAACCATTTATAGGTTAAAGTTTGTTACTTATAAAAAAATAAAACAATCAATTGATAATATCAATTCATTTAGTGGTACATTAAAAAAATTAGATTTTGATTTATTAAAAGATAGCTTGGAAAAACTTGAACAATCGGTAGAACCTTCGTATATTTCTAATCTAAAGGAGAACATTGATATTTTCCTTGAAAAACTTAATACAAAACAATATGGAATTACAACAACCAAAGATTAATTTAAAAGAGTGTCCTACGATAAAATGTGACTCATGTGATGGAATTTACTTTAGAGAGGTTATCTATCTAAAGAGAGTCCCTAAACTAATGACCGGGTCACCTGAAGACACAACCGTACCATTCCCGATTTACAAATGTGAATCTTGTGGACACGTAAACAAAGGGTTTAACCCATTTGAAGAACAAGAAAAAACTTTAATTAAAGACTAATGATAAACAGATTAGTACATTTTTCTGATTTACACGTCAGGTTATTCAAGGACCACGATTTATATCGTGGAATCCTTGAATCTGCCTTAAGTGAATGGAAAACATTACAACCGGACCGAATTGTGTTCACTGGTGACTTGGTTCATTCCAAGAACCAAATGACACCTGAATTGGTTGAGTTCGTCGCTTGGATATTAACGGAATGTTCCAAGATAGCCAAAACTATTGTTATTATTGGGAATCATGATTTCCTTGAGAACAATAATGCGAGATTGGATGCGTTAACACCAATCATTGATTCACTAAAGAACGACAATATTGTCTATTTAAAGAATCGTGGGGTTTATCCTGATGATAACGTGAATTGGTGTGTTTATTCTTTAATGGAACATAACATTCCACCGGACATTAACAAATCAGAGAACAAGAACATTGGATTATTTCATGGACCTATTCAAGGGTTATACACCGACATCGGGTTTAAATTTGAAGATGGGTTTGAGGTAAGTAAGTTTGATGGGTGTGACCTTGTATTATGTGGTGATATCCACAAGAGACAAGTGTTTGATATTCCGGGTGGAAAGAAAGCGTATATGATTGGTTCAACCATTCAACAAAACTTTGGTGAGACCGTAAATAAACATGGGTACGGAGTTTATGAGATTGATAAAGACCAATATGACTTTGTTGATTTACCTAACCCAAAACCATTCTTATCGTTCCGTATGGACTCATTTGATTGTATTGAAAAGGGAACGGAAAAACTAGTAAATGGTGGAAAATAATTGTATTGAACAGGCGGGTCAAAGGTATACCAAATGGTTTTATGAAAATAATGTCGTTGATAAAGACAATTTACCACCTACAAGAGGTGAGTTCGTAAAGAAATTGTTAACTGATGACGAGTTCTATCAAAGGTGGGGTGAAGATTGTTGTGAAGAATTAACTTATATTGAGAGATATAATATTTGGATTGGAAACAACTATGAGACGGGTATTGAATATAACCCTGAAATCGTTCCGGACTTTGATAATGATTATTACGAACCAACACCAAAAAGAAAATTAAAATGAATATCAATCTTGAACTAACTTCCAAAGAACACAAGGACTTATTAAGTTATTGTAAACTCAACAATTTCGAACCTGAAACGATATTGAAGAGTTCTTATTTGGAGGGGTTCAAAATTGAAAAGTATGGACTATTGTCAGGTTCAGGGAATGTTATTGAGAAAGAAGTTATCAAAGAAGTTATCAAATACGTTGAGGTTCCTGTTGTTGAAGAAAAAGAAGTTGTCAAAATCGAATATGTTGATGTTGAGAAACTTGTTGAAGTGGTAAAAGAGATTCCGGTAGAAAAGATAGTTGAGGTAATTAAAGAAGTTCCCGTTGACAGGGTGGTTGAGAAGATTGTTGAGGTGACCAAAGAGGTTCCCGTTGAGAGAGTGGTGATTCAAGAAGTCATCAAAGAAGTGCCAGTTGAGAAAGTTGTTGAAAAGATTGTTAAAGTCTCAGATGATACTCAAGTTAATGAATTGTTGTTAAAAATACAACAGTTGGAAAATCAACCACCCAAAATAGTCGAAACAATTAAGGAAGTGATTAAAGAAGTTCCGGTTGAGATAATCAAAGAAGTTGAAGTAATTAAAGAAATTGAAGTGATTAAAGAGGTTATTGTTGAAAAAGAGACATCCGACAATAAATTAAAACCTAAGTTAGATGCTCTCCAAAACACAGTTCAAAAATTGAAACTTGATAATATCGAAAAAGATAAGTTGATTAAGGAATACGAGAAGACTATCCAAGATATACAAAAGTTTAATGAAGGGACTAAAGCAATGTACTTAAAAGGTTCAAATTTGGACGATAAACTTTATAATAAATAAAATATGATAACACAATTATTACTTTGGATGGTAATGGCTTATGGAATGACCAACATCCTTGTTTACGGAAGTATCTTTAACGGTACTCGAAAATTTATAAAAGAAATGGGGGATGATAAAGTAATGCCCTTTAACGGATTTTTTAATTTCGTCTCAGGAATATTAATCTGTATGATGTGTTGTTCAACTTGGGTTGGATTCTTTCTTGGATTTTTTGTATATTCTCCGGTACACGAGATGTTAGGAATTTCAAGTTGGGGTTCATGGTTCTTTGATGGTATGTTAGCATCAGGTGCGGTATGGGCAATCAATGCAATCGTGGAATGGTACGAAGAAAACCGAAAATAAAAATTAATTAAATAAATACAAATATGCCAACATCAAAAAAAAGAGGAGGAACTAAGACTCACGCAAAGAAAGTTCAACAAAGAAATCAGACTATTAAAGGTCAGAAAAATGCTTTCCAAAAAATAATGACTCAACAAATGGAAGAGTTGAAAAGAAAATATGCAGAAGAGCAAGCTCAAAGCGGAAACACTCAAAATGTTGATTTAGTATCACAATAATAAACTATGGATTTATTCAATCCACCACCAATTTTTAATTTAAAAGAAATGCAACACAATTTAGATGTGGAGACATTAGATAATCCGTATATTCAGGTTGTTTGGGAAGATACTCCGGAAAACTTTACTCAAGAGAGGATTAAGTCGGCAAAACAATATTTCTCAAAGAAATATAATTCAACCAATGTCAATGTAATTACGAAGGTTAAAACAACTGAAGATACCCAACAAACAATTGATGTGTCCG